TTGATGGCACAATCGATCGTGCAATTCTCAAGGCTGTTAAGGTACCTACTGTCAAGCCAATGTACGTAACGTACGGTAAAGACAAGAAGGTTGTTGATAAGATGCTTGCTGATGGCAAGCCTGTTATCACATACGACGAACTGCAAGCACTGTATGAGGTGGCGTAATGAAACTTATCAAAGATGAATACGGTGAAGAACAACTCACAATTGAGAATGAAGATGACTACATGATCTTTGCGGAAGCATTCCAGCGTCTTCAGGAACGAGCAGCTCCTATTGCAACAGCAATGAATAAGCTCTATGGTCGGGGTGGAAGAATTGACCCCGATGAGATTTACATGGAAGATGGGTTGCTGTTCTACGATTATGATGAGGGGTGCTGTGGTTGTTATGAAACTCACAGCGAGCTCATTCCTTCGTCGTACCTCTTTGACCCTGAGTGGTTGGAGGATGCAAAGGCAACAATCGCAGCCAAGGAAGAAGAGGAGCGACAGAAGGCAGAACGCAAACGCCTTAAAGCTGAAGCAGACCGTAAAGAACGAGAGTACAAACAGTACCTCAAACTCAAAGAGCAATACGAAGGAGGGTTCTGATGAACGAAGCAAAAAAGAAACTTGATACTTATCTCGAGATCCACGAGGAACTTGCCGAAAAGTGTGAAGACTGGTTGCACGAATTTGTCCACAGTAGCATTTGGGATATTACCATAGAAGTTCACAACTATGCATATCCTCCCTACGTCCTTGCTACGTACACATATGAAACAGAGGGAAGCTGTGGACGATACGACACGTCAGGAACTGAAAAGATTCCCTTGGCAATTTACTGGGATGATCAGGTGATCGAAAAGGAAGCCAAGAAACGACGGGAAGCACAATTGGCGGCTCAAATCGCACGCGCTGATAAGGCAAAGGTGCAAGAACTAAAAGACAAAGCAAAGCGATACGAGATGTATCTTGATCTTTGCAAGGAGTTTGAAAATGAAAAAGACTGAACTTTTTACAGCCTGGCATGTGATGGACACTATCGACATGTGGGTATGGGATCGCTGGATCGATTGGCGGCTCACACAGGCAGGGATTCCACGTCGTAACGTAAACCACGAACGTTGGTCGGAAGTCGTAGATAGTGTACCAGCACACTACGACTGGCGGCCTCGTATTAGCGAAGGCGTGATGCACTTTGAATGGGATGGTGGCACAGAGGATGTGCCACTCACTCAGTTCTATGACGATGAGAAGGATCAGCCTGACCTCGTCATGTGGTGGCATTGTGGATACTATGACGGTCCATTGAGTGGTATGGCCAAGTACAACGGCGAGTGGGTATACTTCAGTTGCATTGAAGAAACCGACGACGGTGATCGAATATTTGCTCTGCATGAGCTGACCGAAGAACAGGTCAAAAATGAAATTGCCCAATACTTTGCCTTTCGTAGGGACGTAAGCGACTGGTGCGATCACCACCCTGAAATTATGTCAATTCCTCGTGATGAGAGCACACAAAAGCAGTTCGAGGAATACTACGAAAAAGCCAAAAAGTGGCCAGATAATAATGAAACATCTGGCAAAGTTCTGGGCAAATTCCACTGGTATCAGTTCAAATATTGGTCGAGACCCCGTTGACAAATCGTTGTTTTTGAGGTACAATTACCATGCTAATAAATACTTCTATTAGTACGTTAGAAGGAGAAACACAGATGAATGAACTACCACTTGTTTTGAAGCTCGACGTTGCAGGTCAGCCAGGTGAATGGATCACCTACCAGGATAGCGCATACTACGCAGCCAAAGATTTGATTGCGTGGACAATGGCGCCTGTTGCTTTCACACTGCACGGCGGAACAAACGCTGAAACAGGTGAACAGTCAACGTTGACGATCAACACGATCATTGCTGTACGTGGTGACATGAAGCACAAGTACAAGCACATGAATCATGTTCCTCCTCTCGACAACAAGTCTTTGTTCCGTCGAGACAAGAACATCTGTGCATACTGTGGTGAGCACTACCACAACACGCATTTGACGCGTGATCACATCGTTCCTCAGTGTCAGGGTGGTCCAGATATTTGGACTAACGTGGTTGCCGCTTGCGGCCACTGCAACAAGAAGAAGGACCGCTTCACACCTGAAGAGGCTGGTATGCAGTTGCTGTACGTCCCATACGCACCTAACCGTGCTGAATGGCTGATCTTGCAGAATCGTAGAATTCTCGCAGACCAGATGGATTTCCTTTTGAAATCCGTTCCAGACCACAGCAGATTGCATGGTTAATTGAGTTGTGCCCCTTCGGGGGCACTTTTTATTATGGCTGAACTAACACATCCAATTGCAGTAGGCACAAAAGTTCAATACCTTTCACCGCGCTGTCCGTGTAGTGGTAGTCGATTTGCGGTGGTAAACGGTCTGATTAAAAAGTATCAGAAACTGTCCGACGGTCGATACACCTATACAATCAAAGGTGAACGAAAAGTCATTCCGCAAGAAGGTATCCTCAAGATCCTATCATGAATGTTGCTTCCATATATGAACGTAATGTGGATCTGATTCCACACCGTCTCCCTGTCGTCACTTGGCCAAATCCAATTCTCGAAACCGAGTGCGAGAACATCTCGAGATTTGACACTCCAACGGAACACTACTTGGAACAGCTCTCGTTTGATATGATACACACCATGCAAGCGGAACGCGGACTTGGGCTCGCAGCGCCACAAATAGGCATATCCGCTAATGTGCTTGTGATGGTCGCTGATGAGAAACTCGAAAAAGCAATAACACTGATCAATCCTCGGATTGCCTTTGTCGCTGATCAGCTCTTTAAATGGAAAGAGGGCTGTCTCTCCGTTCCAGGATATTTTGAGAACCGCGAAAGACCACAAATTGTTGATACAACGTACGAAGACATACAGGGTGAAACGCATCAGATACGATTCACCAACCTGTTAGCGTTCATTGTTCAGCATGAGATTGACCACCTACAGGGTAAAGTTTTCGTCGATGATCTTTCACCCTTTAAAAAAGATCGTGTAAAAACAAAAATTCGTAAAGCAATTAGCAAACGCCGCGTTGATTTTTCTTCTTGGGTATGATATGATATAACCTAATTGTTAATTAGGAGATATCAATGTCCAACAACTCTTCCATTAGCACCCTCCTTTCACAGGCTCGTGATGCTGGTGCTACTCCCGAACAGATGCAAAACCTTCGCCAGGCATTTCGAATGCAGTTTGACTGGCATCCCACCAAGCGTCGCCTGACTGATGCGCAGCGTAAGAAGAAGCGTGCCATTCAGAAAGCCTCACGAAAGGCAAATCGCGGTACTGGCAAGGGTCAGGCTAATCGCAAGGGCGTTGCCTGGACGAGCCAATGAGCTGGTTGAATCTTTTGCCGGTTGGCGCCACGCTGCTTTTCTTTGCTGTGGCGTATTGGATTCATACATCCAACATGAAAGAGGATGAAAATGAACACGAGTGATCGTATGAAAGAACTTGGTTGGAGCGTCGTCGATACAACAATGACAATCCACGATGTTCCGTTCACAGACAACCCACAAGAGGTCGTACCAACTGAACAAGAGCTCGAAAGCCTTCGTGCTGACTTCGATGACTGGATGGAAGCACAAACAGGCACAATCCCAAAATAACGAGAAGAATAATGGATCTGAAAGAATATACGAAACTTGCAACACGAACAGAATCACGACCCGAAGAAGTAAAAGTCAACCATCAGATGTTTGTAGATGTGCTTTACATCTTCACTGCAGCTGGTCGTATGCTGGATCAGATAAAGAAACACGCTTTTTATAGGAAGGACTACTCGGTTGAAAACTTCACAACCGACTATGCTATGATTGAGCGCGCGCTGTATGACCTGCAGCATGCTCGTGTCAATGGCACAAGCGAAGAGATGAACGAGGAAAAGATTGATCAGATTGATCTACGACTGCTCCACGCCATCGTTGGCATTGCCACAGAGTCTACCGAACTATGTGAGGCACTTTATAATGCCATGACAGGTGGCGAAGTTGACTTGGTTAACCTTCGTGAAGAAAATGGAGACATCAACTGGTATCAGGCAATCTTCTACGATGCAATGGAAGAGTTGGGGTTTGAAGGACATTGGGAAGACGACCTTCACACCAACATTGCCAAGTTGAAGGCTCGTTATCCTGACAAGTTTACAAGCGAGAACGCAATTAATCGCGACCTCGAAGCAGAGAAAGAAATACTGGAAAAAGGACACAAGTAAGACATGAGCGACAACCAAAAGCGATGGAAAGATCCTGAGGGAAGGTTTGACTGGAAGAAGCCCATCGCTCTTCGTTGGGGCGAATGGGACGAATGGCGGGACGAAGTGAAGGACCGTTATCCCATTCGCTACTTCTGCTACGAATCCATCCCTGACCTTTGGGACGATATCTGGCATTATGGTATCGCCAAGTTCTTCAAAAACATCAAGTGGGCGATTCTTCATCGCTTCCATCCAAGACACCAATACAACATCGTACGTACTCGTCTCAAGCCAGGGTATTATGATCCTGACACGCAGATGTTCGAGGCTGTATTTGGTCTACTCTGTGACTACGTTGAGAACAATATAAAGTGGGATGTAATCAACTGGGAAGGTGACGAACCTCGTGCAAAAGCTTGGAAGGAAATGAACGAACTTGTTCACTGGTACAAGGAAGTGTACCCTAATCGCTATAAGGAGTTTGAAAAGGCAAGACCTGAACCTCCTATCAGCATGAAAAGGTATAACAGCGATAAGTACAAAAATGAGCCCGATGTTGTTGCTTATCGTGAATACATTCATCTTCTTATCAAAAAGGAAGGGGAATGGGCACAGGAAGACGAGGACCAGCTCATTCGGGTAATAAAACTGCGACCGTTTCTTTGGTACGCATAACTGTTGATCTAAACGAACACTTAGAGTAAGGTAATATTACATCATAACCAAATAGGAGTAATCTGATGCCAAGCATTCTGGACAAGTATAAAGAGCGTTTCGAGACCCACAAGCCTGAAGAGATGACGGTGATGGAGTATCTCGAGCTCTGCAAGACCGATTCTTCTGCATACGCAACTGCGGCTGAGCGCATGCTTACAGCGATCGGCGAACCCAAAACTGTCGACACTCGCAAAGACGAGCGGCTCAGCCGTTTGTTCATGAATCGAAAGATTCGCGTGTATCCTGCTTTCAATGACTTCTATGGCATGGAAGAGGTCGTTGAGAACATCGTTTCCTTCTTCAAGCACGCTGCTCAGGGACTGGAAGAATCCAAGCAGGTGCTTTACCTCCTGGGTCCAGTGGGTGGTGGTAAGTCTTCGTTGGCTGAGAAGCTGAAGGCCCTGATGGAGAAAGTTCCTTTCTATGCACTGCAGGCATACAACGAGAGTCTGAATCGTTGGGAAATCTCTCCAACTTACGAGTCTCCTCTTGGTCTGTTTGACAAGGAAGCTGATGCCGAAGAACTGCTGGCTGAATACGGCATTCCTTCTCGCTATCTCGGTTCCATTCTCTCGCCTTGGGCTGTCAAACGTCTGGAAGAGGCTGACGGCGATCTCACACAGCTTCGTGTTGTGAAGATTTGGCCTTCCATCCTGAATCAGGTTGGTGTCACGAAAGTCGAGCCTGGTGATGAAAACAACCAGGACATTTCGGCTCTGGTCGGTAAAGTCAATATTCGTATGCTGGAAGACTACGATCAGGACGATCCTGATGCATACAACTGGGCTGGTGGTCTGAACCTCACCACGCAGGGCATGATGGAGTTCGTGGAAATGTTCAAGGCTCCTATCAAGATGCTCCATCCAATGCTGACCGCCACACAGGAAGGTCACTACAACGGTACAGAGCAGTTTGGTGCCATTCCTTTCCAGGGTATCCTGCTTGCTCACTCAAACGAGTCTGAGTGGACAGCATTCCGCAACAACAAGAACAACGAAGCGTTCTTGGATCGTGTCTACATCGTCAAGGTCCCTTACACGCTTCGTTATTCCGAAGAGATCAAGATTTACGAGAAGTTGCTCCGTAACAGTGAGTTGAGCGAAGCGCCTTGCGCACCAGCTACTCTTGAGATGGCTGCTCAGTTCTCGGTTCTGTCTCGTATGACGCCACCTGAGAACAGCACGCTGTACTCAAAGTTGAAGGTTTACAATGGTGAGTCCATGAAGGACAAGGATCCAAAAGCCAAGTCCGTCAGCGAGTACCGCGAATACGGCGGTGTTGACGAAGGCATGGGTGGGTTCTCAACTCGTCAGGCATTCAAGATCCTGTCGAAGGTCTTCAACTACGACGGTGATGAGGTTGCAGCCAATCCTGTGCACCTGATGTTCATCCTCGAGAAGCAGATCATCCAAGAACAGTATCCGAAGGAAGTGGAAGATGCTTGGATCACCTTCATCAAGGGCATCCTGGCACCGAAGTATGCTGACTTCATCGGCGACGAGATCCAGAAGGCTTATCTGGAAGCATACGACGAATATGGTCAGAACCTGTTCGAGCGTTACATTCAGTACGCTGACTACTGGATTCAGGATCAGGACTATCGTGATCCCGACACTGGCGAAGCGTTCGATCGTGAAGGTCTGAACGAGTGGCTGGAAGGTGTTGAGAAGTCCGCTGGCATCTCCAATCCAAAAGACTTCCGTAACGAAGTTGTCCAGTACGTGCTGCGTGCACGCGCCAACAACGAAGGCAAGTCTCCAGCTTGGACCAGCTACGAGAAGCTCCGTGAGGTCATCGAAAAGAAGATGTTCGCGAACACGGAAGAACTGCTTCCAGTTATTTCCTTCGGCAAGAAGTCCACGAAGGAAGAACAGCAGAAGCATGACGATTTCGTCAATCGTATGATGACCAAGGGCTACACCTCCAAGCAGGTTCGCATTCTGGTCGAGTGGTTCATGCGGTATCGTAAGCACAACTAATGTTCCATTTGTTTCACAAATGGGAAAAGGTGGACAAGGATGTCCGCAGGTGCTCGGTTTGTGGGTACGAACAAGGGTTCAGTTTACAGCTGGGCAAGTGGAAAGACCTTGGCTACCTTGAGACCACAAACTACGACGATATGTATTGGGTTAGGAGAAGCATGAATGGCTTACACCATAATTGATAGAACACTGAACGGAAAACGTAGTTCTGGTAATCGCCAGAAGTTTATCCGACGTGTCAAGGATCAGGTGAAGGAACGCATCAAGGACGCAATCGCATCAGGCAACATCGATGATCTTGTAACCAACAAGGGTAAAAAGATCAACGTACCCAAGAAGGATTTGGGACAGCCTACTTTCAATCACGGCAAGGGTGGTAAGAAGGAGATGGTCCATCCTGGCAACAAACATTTCCGCCAGGGCGATCGTGTTGACCGTCCAGAGGGTGGTGGTGCAGGAAGTGGAAAGCAAGGTTCCAAAGATGGAGACGGTCAGGACGAGTTCGAGTTTACGTTGACTCAGAAGGAGTTCTTGGACATCTTCTTCGAAGACTGTGAACTGCCTGACATGGAAAATACTACCATCACACAGACGGATAACTTCGAAAACCGTCGTGCAGGGTTCTCTGTTGATGGTTCTGCTGCTCAGTTGAATATTGAACGGACGATGCGCCAATCCAAGGGGCGTCGTATTGGTTTGATGCGCAAGGGCAAGAAGAAGAAGTTGAAAGAACTAGAAATAGAAGAAGCGTCTCTTGCCGTCGAAATTGCGGACCTTGAGTCTCAGGGTCTTCCAGTACCGCAAGAAAAAAAGGATCGGCGGCAGACGCTGCAGGACCAAATCAAAGTCCTACGTAGAAAGCTGCGAGCTATTCCTTTCGTCGACGATTCCGACCTGCGATACAACCGTTGGGAAAAGGTTCCTGTTCCTACCACTCAAGCTGTCATGTTCTGCATCATGGACGTGTCTGCTAGTATGGGTCAGTGGGAAAAGGAAATGGCAAAACGCTTCTTTATGCTTCTGTATCTCTTCCTAACAAAGAGTTACGAACGTGTCGAAGTTGTGTTCATTCGTCACCACACTGTCGCCGACGAGGTCGATGAAGAGACATTCTTCTACGATCGAGCAACTGGTGGTACAGTTGTGTCAACAGCCCTCGAGCTAATGGACCAAATCATCCAGGAGCGCTTCCCACCAACAGAGTGGAACCTGTATGCATCACAGGCATCTGACGGTGACAACTGGTCTGATGACACTTATGTTGCGATGGACATCTTGAAGAATAAGCTACTACCACTTCTTCGGTACTATGCTTACATCGAGATTACAGACAATCCCGCCAGAGAGTCTGACTTGTGGCCAAAATATGAGACCATCATGAACAACCACACGAACTTCAAGATGAAGAAAGTTTCGGATGCAGCAGAGATATATCCTGTGTTCAAAGACTTGTTCAAGAAACAGTAGAGAAGGATATTATGGATAAAGAGATGACGAAAAAGCCTTACACGCCTCTGACAGAGGGTGCCGAGTGGAGCTATGACCTGCTTGATGACTACTATCATCACATCGAGCGGATTGCGACACAAAAGTTCAAACTCAACCCTTATCCAAATCAGCTCGAGATCATCTCGTCTGAACAGATGCTTGAAGCATACGCTACACACGCAATGCCAGTGTACTACGATCACTGGGCAACTGGTATGCGTTTCGTTCAGGAACTGGAACACTATCGCCGTGGTCGAATGGGATTGGCGTATGAGGTTGTTATCAACTCCAACCCTTGTATCTCTTACCTGATGGAAGAGAACACAATGCTGATGCAGATTCTCGTTACTGCACACGCAGCGTTCGGTCACAACCACTTCTTTAAGAACAACTACATGTTCCAGCAGTGGACAGACGCAAGTTCCATCATTGACTACTTGTCATTCGCAAAGAACTTCATCCGTGAATGTGAAGAGCGGTATGGTGAGGAAGAAGTGGAAGAGACGCTCGATGCATGTCATGCTTTGCAGTACTATGGCATCGATAAGTACAAACGTCCACCTAAGCCATCTGCTGCCCAGGAAAAGGCTCAACAGGAAGAACGCGAAAAGTGGATTCAGTCCCAGATCAACGAGCTGTGGATGCGTACTGTTCCTGCTGCCGATAAGAAACAGGAACAGGAGGAAAGTGGATTCCCCGCTGACTCCATTGAAAACCTTCTGTACTTCATCGAGAAGAACGCTCCAAACATGCCTCAGTGGAAACGTGAGATTGTTCGTATTGTCCGCAAACTGAGCCAGTACTTCTATCCCCAGATGCAGACGCAGTTGATGAACGAAGGCTTCGCCACATTCATGCACTATACAATTGTGAACGAACTGTACGATGAGGGTCTGATTAGTGATGGTTACATGCTCGAGTTCCTTGAGAGTCATACAAACGTCACTCGTCAAGTGGATTATGACCATCCCTATTACAGTGGTATCAATGTGTACGCTCTTGGGCTTGCTATGTACCAAGACATCAAGCGAATCAGCATGGAACCAACTGAAGAGGACCTTGATTGGTTCAGCCACAAGGAGTGGGTTGGAAATGGCAAATGGCTCGACAACGTCCTTTGGGCTGCTGCAAACTTCAAAGACGAAAGCTTCGTCCTTGAGTTCCTGTCTCCAAAGGTGATGCGCGATTTCCATCTGTTCGCCGTCGTCGATGATGATCAGGATACCAAAATGGAAATCTCCGCGATTCACAACACAGAAGGGTACAAGCGTGTTCGCACAGCGCTGTCGACACAGTACAATCGTGGTGCGATGGTTCCTGAAATTCAGGTTGCGAAGGGTGGCGTTGATCGTTGGGGAGATCGCTCGATGAAGCTTCAGCACATCGTTCGTGATCGTCGTCCTCTTGACGAAGAAAGTGCAATGGAGACTCTGAAACATGCACGTGTGTTGTGGGGCTATAATGTTAAACTGGAAAGCATTAATCCCGACGGAAAAGCCGAAGCATTATACGAGATTACAGGCGACAAACAGATGCTTGATGTCTTCGTCGACGATGATGCATAAATAGTTATAGGGAAGGTTATCCTTCCCTATTTTATCTAAAAATACGGCAACGCAAGAAGGAGTTTCCTTTAATGTTAGTGGTGCGTGGCATCACCAGAGACGGTAAGAGGTTTAGACCCAGTGACTGGGCTAACATGCTTGTCGGTCGATATGTCACCCCAGTTCCATCCTACCTAATGTTCGGACAATTATCGCACGAAGAAACCCAAGAATGCATTTCAATCTCAAAACACATTCAGATTTGTTGTACTCGCGAGTGTTGCGAAATCCACATTCACTCGGGTCTCCTCGATACGTTTCCAATAGTGTACGAACACATCAGGCAGTTTGCCATAACCAATAACCTTGTATATACCGAAACCTGAGGAGGTGATCTTAGCGAAGAAAACGATTGTGTAGTAAAGTATCAATAAAGGACTAGGATGTCCACAACCAACAAAAGAGGAGCGCCCTCTGATGTCCAGAAAGACAAGAACGCGCAACAGAAAGACACAATCAAAACTACGTGAACAGGTTGAATTTTTGAATGAGATCAACATTAACAACACGAAAGCCATGGAGGAAGGACCTATCAAAAAGAAATGGAGCATACACGACCTAGGTCGTATTAAACCACTAACCCCAACGCAGGAAGATATGTTCCATGCGTTCTACAACGGAAACGACATCTGTGCACACGGCACAGCTGGTACGGGCAAAACTTTCCTCGCCATGTACCTTGCCTTCCAAGAAATTCTCGACGATCGTTACGAAGCTAATCACATCATCATCGTTCGCTCAAATGTTGCGACTCGTGAGGTTGGACACTTGCCTGGAACACTTGATGAAAAGATGTCCGAATACGAGGCACCTTATCGTGAGATCTGCGCCGAGTTGTTTGATCGTCCCTCCACATACAACGACATGAAAGCTGCAGGTCTAATCACCTTCATGCCAACCTCGTTCATTCGTGGGTTGACTTGGAACAATGCAGTCGTTATTGTCGAAGAAGGTCAGAACATGAACTTCCACGAGATAGACTCTGTGATGACACGTGTTGGTCGCAACTCACGAGTTATCTTCACGGGAGACATTCCTCAGGCTGACTTGCCACACACAGGACGCGATAGAAGTGGCATGAAGTTGTTGCTTGATGTTATGAAAGACCTTAAAGACTTCGCCGAAGTCAGATTCACTCGCACAGATATTGTTCGAGGGGAATTTGTGAAAAGGTGGATCACAGCCACAGAGCACCTAGCGGAGCTCAAATAAAGAAAAGGCGGTTTAAAACCGCCTTTTTTATTACAGACTTTCGTCTGAGAGAATTTTGATTACAATATCCGTTAACTTATCTATTTTCTTGTTCAGAACATCAAAGTCACGAATATCACGTTCCTCATGATCATCGATCGTCTTTTGCATGTTGTCGATCTTTGAGTTGAGCAGGCGCACATCAGCATCGGCATTCACAACCTGATCTTTCAAGTTCGAGATCCGATCGTGTGCATGCTGGATGCGATCTTCGACGATTTGCTGAGCAGACTTTTGAAAGGCTGGTCTTGACTTTGGTGGGTCATTTCTTGTTTTAAGCAAGTAACCAAATATACCAAAGACCACTGTCACGACTGAGCCGACAATTGCGAATGCCTCAGGAATGGTGAGTACAAAATCTTCCATTAACTACGTTCCCTTTATTCAAACCACATAACCACTAAAGGGTATGACGGACGTTTCCAAGATTGACAAGCTCACCGACTTCCTTTAATAGGCGGCGCTTTGTTTCCTTTCGATATAACTCCATTTCACTTGTTGGTAAATCTGCTTCACGAACCACAGAGACTTTATAAGTTTTTCCAGCAATGTCCATTGGCGTAAAGGCAACATCAACTGCGATACTGTTTCCATCATGCGTTGTGCCTGTCGTCACGACACGTGAACAGTTGCAATTAAACCTTGGTAGAACCGTATGTACGTTCTCCTCCAAGATGTCATCTGCCTTCCAACCAAACAGTTGCTCGGCTGCTGGATTGAAAAGAATAATGTGGTCTTCAGCATCTGTACAGATAATAGCATCCTGCGTATGTTTTACCAACGCAGCTAGAAAATCTGTCAAATCTGTGTCTATTGCTCTAGCGTTGCAAGTCGTACTCATTTGAGTATCCATCTCCCTTCCGATGACCAATATTTATTCGGTTTTTGAAAATTTGCGTTAAAATAGTATGATAAGTCTTCATGTGTTTGCGGACCCTTTTCGTATTTATGGTTGACTGTTAAGAAACAATGAGGTATAGTGGCAGTACATCATAAAGGAGCGAAAAATGCGAGCATATTTTTTCGGCAATATGTATTTGTCGTCTATTCAGCAAGGTATCCAAGCTGCCCACGCCATCCATGAAATGTTCACCAAATACATGCCCGGTTTCAACGATGATCCGAGCGGTGAATTCGAAGTGCTGGATGAGTGGGCACGTGAGCACAAAACGATGGTTTTGCTCAATGGCGGTTACATGGAAACCATAGAAGAGCTAATGGAATTCTTCGACACAGACGAAAACCCATATCCCTGGGCACCCTTCTACGAAGGCACAGATTCACTTGGTGGCATCCTGACAACTATTAGCATTGTGCTACCCGAAGAAATCTACCTGATCGCCAAAGGCATCCGTAACGAGCGTCCTCGTCGTGATGGCTCCCGGACAATTCGTCAAATGCTGGAGGAGGAAGGCAACATCGTGGTCGGTCCCGACAATGACCTGGGCTTTAATGTCAAAGAGCAAACGATGTTTGCCATCTCCAAGTGGGAATATGACCTTATGAATAGACTCAACCAATTTGGACTTGCGAGGTAAACATGCAACGTAAAACACTGCACACAAGCGAAGTACATTCTTCGAAGAACATGGTCGAGGTGGCTCTGCGCAACATTTCACCCGATGCTGCAGATACAACTTCAACCTACATCCCAAACCAAGACATTCAGGCAACCATCTCTCTGTTGCGAGAAGCAGCAGACAAGCTTGAAACGGAGCTAAACTCTCAGAAGGGTCGGGACATCTGGTTCTGGACGGCGATTCATCAGCGAGACTGAAATGGACAAGACAACACTTGGCAATCGAATGAAAACCTACGAGGCGACCACGCAGTCAAAACTATTGCGACGTACGCCTGTTATCATTCGTGTAGACGGTAAGGCGTTTCACACGTGGACCAAAAAGATCAAGCCAAGCATTGATCCAACACTGAATGAAAGTCCATTCAGCAAAGTGATGCACGATCTGATGGTCTCGACGGCACTATCGATGTGCAGTCAGATGCAGAACGCCGAACTCGCATATACGCAATCGGATGAAATTTCTATCCTGCTCCGCGACTGGGACAAACACGAGACAGAGCAGTGGTTTGATGCTAAGATTCAGAAAATTGTTTCTGTGTCCGCAGCGATGGCAGCTACGTACTTCAACTACTACCTGCAGCGCCTTCCAATTTGGCCCCAGACTGACTATGACGACAAAGGGTGCCTTGATCCGCTTCCATCTTGGATTGGAGACATTCCGTTGTTTGACTCTCGCGTGTTCAATCTTCCTATGGAAGAAGTCACGAACTACTTCATTTGGAGGCAACAAGACGCTTCACGCAACAGCGTACAGATGTTGGGTCGCTACTATTTCTCTGCCAAGCAGATGCATGGCAAGAGTAACAACGATGTGCAGGACATGTTGATGGAGTTGGAAAAGCCTGTCAACTGGAACAACATAGCAACGTGGATGAAGCGTGGAACCTGCATCATTCCAAATCCAAACTCATTCGATTCGTCTGCCGCTTATGTTGTCGACGAAGAGATTCCTATTTTTACACAGGACCGTAATTACGTAGAGAGGCACCTTGTCCCTGAAAAAGATTGGGACGAAATGATTGCTGAATCTCATCAAGCGCTTGACAACATCCAGGCTGCCGGAAACGAAATGCTTATCAAGAAGGGTGGTCCTTACGACGCTGAAGAGCAGATGAAGAGCAGATGAAGAGACGATGATGGAAGACACCAGAACATGTAGGCAGATAGTTATCGATCGAATTAAGTCATACGCAGATGGTATCTTATATTGGGCACCTGATGATGTACGTGAATATGACTTTGACAACATGACGGATGCACAGGTCGTCAAAACGTTCGAACTGCTTGTGTTCGATTATGTTCGTATTCGAAATGAATATCGAGCCAACAATCCAGATCCAAGGCTAAAATAATGAGCGTACTAGAAGCAAAATTTTACGAAGAGATTCACTGGCTGTTTGAGTTAACCCAAAAATATGAAAGAGGTGAGCCTCTTGCACTAACGGTTAAGCTCGGTGAAGAAGTCGGTGAGTTTGACGAGACGGTATTGAAACATACGGGATACCTTCGCCACAAAGAAGTCAAAGAAGATCCCATGCACGAGGCAGCAGACATCATCAATGTATTGATTGGTTGCTTGACAGTTCTGTATCCGGAAAAGACTCCGTTTGAGTTGACCGAAGAACTTTACGAAGCGATCTGCGAGAAAGGAGAAAAGTATGAGCGAATCCTCCGAAACTCCTAAGAAATATGTCCACGATGGTGTGGAGGTTGTAAAGACGGGGCGGATCGCAAAGAAAGAGCGTCAGACGACTGGTCGTCGCGCTGCACCAGCGCCATCCGTGATGTATGAAATTACGCCAGCTGACAAGGAGACAGGTAGCTGGAAGAAGTGGGTTAGGGATAGTGATTTGTATGAAATTGTGGAAGGTGAATAATGGCTATCATCGTTTCAGATAAGATTTACATCGGCTTTCAGAAAAGGTCTGAAGGTACTGCGTGGAACACCCCCGAAAAGGACCGCAAAGAAGTATTGCTTGGCTTTGCTACATATTATGAAGACAACGCAAAATTTGAAAAGCGGAAAGAGACAATCGACTCCTGGTCCGGTGGCAGGTATTGGCAAAAGGTTGAAAACAAGATCCCTTCCAAGATTATCGACAACGAACTGCTCGGCGGGTTTCAAATATCTCGTGAAGTTCGTCGTACAGCCAGTTGGGGTGGTGGCAATGTGCTTTGGCGCATTGAAGACCCTCGTGGTTTCGAACTTGAAATCAGCTCTGCAAACATGGCTGCCATCATGGATTGTTCCACCATTGTCAATGGCGAGATCCAAGGCAAGTGTAAGTGGGGATGGAATACGACAGGTGGTAGCAAAGTTGTTCTACTCCCTGAACACTCCGAACCCTATCAGCAGGCAATTGAAGATACGAAACGCCACAATAGCAACGTCTCCATCAAAGAGGTAAAGATTGGCGATAAGGTTGAACTGAAAAATGGTACAGTTGGCGTCTACCTTGGCTACCACCATTTTCTGAAGGCAGATTGGAGTCGCTCCGAGTACGATCAGTATGATTGGAAGAGGCACCTTCGTGTCCTTGACAAGAGCAAGAAGAAGAACCATTTCTTTCGTTTGCCTGGCAACCATCGAATTCTAATGGTTCCATCTCCAAAACTAGCCAAGATAGTTGAACCATCAAAAAATGAGCTGACACTTGAGGAAGGTGCTGCGCGCATCAACAAAGCGCTACGCGATTACTACAAAGTTGACACGCTGACCCGTGAAGGTGAATCAGTTTTTCTCGTGTCGCCAACTCCCATCAAGCTCGATCAGTGTCGCACGGTGCTACGCCCAATAACAATGTCTTCGTTCGAAGAGATTGTTAAGAACGCCGTTGATCACAAAGCCGCAACACTTCCGTTGTATGAGAACGTCTTACTGTGCTTCCACGGTGAAGGTGGCGATTGGCTGGTCAACTCAACTTACCAAGGCAAACTACATCTTGAGTGCATTTACAAAGACAAGCTTCTCCGTGGACAACGAGAAACCATTTTAAAGGAGGAGCAGCCCACCCTTAGCCAGCGGTTTTCCTATAGTAGCGGGCGCGCGTGGATGAGCGAGGTGAAACGAGACATAATGTTTGAAGATGTGGAGCACATGGCAGTTGCATTCCAAATCTTCATCGAATACAACAACGAACAATACCCAACCCGATATTAGAGGTAAACATGACACAATTTCACGATCAACCCTACATAGACCTCGTTCGCGATGTCATAAACAACGGAGTTCGTAAAGAGAACCGCACAGGCACAGATACGTTTGCTGTGTTTTCTCGACAGATGCGGTTCGACCTGAGTGACGGTTCCATTCCACTGCTCACAACCAAGAAGATGCACACGCGTAGCATTATTCACGAACTGCTGTGGTACATTATGGGTGACTCCAACATCAAGTACCTACAAGACAATGGTGTTCGAATCTGGAACGAGTGGGCTGACGAGAATGGTGACCTTGGTCCTGTGTACGGTTATCAGTGGAGACATTGGGAGGGTCCTGACGGCACGGTCGTCGATCAGCTCGGAGACTTGATCAACAAACTGCGAACCAATCCGATGGATCGTCGCCTGATCATCAGCGCATGGAATGTTGCTCAGCTACCTGAAATGGCTCTGCCTCCTTGTCACTATGCGTTCCAGTTCTACACGAGACCGTTGGAGCGACTGGAACGGATCGGGCATGACGGCAATCTGCACTTCGACGCCACTCACGAAATCCTTGACAACCGTGGTGCGCCAAAGTATGAATTGTCCCTGATGCTGAACCAGCGCTCATGTGATGTTGGACTCGGTGTTCCGTTTAACATCGTTCAGTATAGCATCTTCCTGCACATGATTGCCCAGGTTGTCAATATGCGCCCTGGTGAATTCATCTGGAATGGTGGTGACGTGCACGTTTACGAGAACCATTTGCATCCTCTTACGGACCAGATTCTTCGCAATCCTCACGCATCTCCCTACCTCGAACTGAACCCAGACATCAAAGAGATTGAGGATTTTACCTTCGAAGATTTCGAAATCGTTAAATACACTCATCATCCCTTAATCAAAATGGAGGTATCGGTATGAGAAAGGTGAAGGTGGTTCCAAGAAACGTCAACAACAAAAGACTATACAACGAAATCAACGACACCGTCGCAGACGCGATCAAAACTTTCCAAGTCAAGTGGACCAGCGAATCTCACCGTTCCTCGTTCGTTGACATTATCGAAGACTACCTGTTGGATCTCGAAGAGACAGGGAGGGTAGAACAGACTAAAGTTATTTGCGACAAACGCAATAACAAATCATTTTCAACACTAGCAAAGGAATACGTGTTTGAAGTGTTTTATAGACAGCCAGATTGTTTGAATGTGACTTCTATCACTTATCACGTTATCAATAGGTCATGAGACGACAAAAGAAAAAAGTAGCGCCTGGTAACGCAGTCTGTGATTGTGAATGCCACAGCAACCCTGAGATCAAACATCCATCTCCATGTTGTTTTACATGCCCAAAGTGTAAGCAACAGATCGTAGCGCATATCTATAACGCTCACGTGCAGAGTTGTGATCGCGCAGCGCAAATTATGGCTGAACGCGAACGAAAGCGTGCAGAGAATCAACCTGAACCTGAAGCAGCTCCTGAGTTACCTCCTGAGCGTCCAAAGAAGAAAAAGATCAAGGATCTTCCGGTCATGCCAGGTTCAACCAGAACGAGGTATAGAAAAAGATAATGGCAGTTTTTCACAGAGCACATGCTCCAATGCACAACATGGGGACACTTCAAATTATGCGTCCACTTAACCTGATCGTGGCGATAGATGAAATGGGAGGCTTTGGCAAAGGTGGAAAAATTCCATGGCACTTTGCTGAGGACTTCAAACATTTCAAAGAAACCACCAAAGATAGCATTTGCATTATGGGTCGCAGGACTTACACTGACATGCTCGACATGGTGAAAGCAAAACGCAAATCCAAAAAGGAAATCGTTGAGATTTTACCAAATCGAAAGAGCATCGTTCTTACGCGCAACGCAGACTTTAAGCCGGAAGGTGCAACGATCGCCGCATCTCTGGTTGAGGCAGTTCAGTCTGTCGAAGGCGACAACCGAGACATTTTTATTCTCGGTGGCGAGAAGCTGTTTATTGAAGCGCTGCCTTGGGTCAGCAAAATTTACATGACAATCGTGCAGGACATTTACAACTGTGATCGCTTTCTGCCACTCGAGTATATACAAAAAAAGTTCAACATCATAGAGGGTCGCAAGGGAGAAGATGAACAGTTGTTGTTTGTTGAACTCCAGCGCATAGCACAATGAAACTGGAAGAAATAATGGAAAAAACCAAAGAGCCTGGCACGTATGCGGGGTATCGCTATAACAAAGACGATGTCAAGCTGATCAGCAAGTACGCAAATGACGCTGGTATCCCACATCCTCTCAACCCAAACAAGATGCACACCACGCTGCTTTACAGCAAGAAACCCTGCCCCGATTATGAGCCTTTGGGAAAACTGGAACCCCCAATTGAGGCAAAACTTGGTAAATTCGACGTCTGGAAGACGCAGGATGGCAAGAATGCTTTGGTTTTGAACCTTATTGCTCCTAAGATGGTGAAGCGACACAAGGATCTGATGAAGGAACATGGAGCGTCCTACGATTATGACGAGTACAAACCACACATCACAGTGTCATACGATGTTGGCGATTTGGACCTAAAGGACCTGCCTGACATCGCGGATACAATCGATAAACTACGTGCCGTAGAGGAATACGGCGAAGATTTAGTCATGGACTGGCAAAACAAGGGGAAATAATCATGCGCACTGCCATTCTTTACGTTCTACTGTTTATAGGTTCACTGTTTCTTTTCAACACCGCTCAGGCATACACAAGTTTCTATGTCAGCGATGCAATCGACTGGACGAAGCAAAACTTCGAGAAAATTCCAAAAGATATTGTTGATATATGTGGAAAAGCCGGTCATGAGGCGATGAATGCAGCAGATCAACGAGACAAAGGAGTTTCGCAGAAGGATGCCTGGCACAGTTTCGAATCTGACATCAGCGCCGCAGAGAAAAGACAAAATGCTCGTCTTCCTCAGCATATTCGCCTTGAATTTTCAAGGATGTACTATACTGCATATCGTCACCCTGAAATGACGGACAAGGACTTGTTCGATCAGTTCTTCTCCGAGTGTGTGATTTTGGGTACATATTTCTGACCCGAAAAGAAAACACCCTCAAAATATCAACTTACCGACCCTTGACTGGAGTCGACATTTTATAGTATAAATACACTTAACATTGTATGAAGGAAGTCGGGCGCGTTGCGGACGGGGTTTCGACACCCCCATCTCCACCAAAATCAATACATTTGGGGATGAATTGGATTCGACGGGATGAAGAAGAGGACTGGACAATGCGACAGGTGAAAGTCGCTAAATGGCACAAAACTACAATTGCAAACGATAGCAATTACTACGAGGCGCCAATGGCGCTCGCTGCTTAATAAACAGCACTCGTCGGGGTTTTAACGGGAACCTTTTCCTTGTTACCAAATAAAGGTTCCCACCTTTTAAAAACAACAATTCTAAGAGGAGTCAAATCATGGGTTCACTACTAGTACTAGCCATCGGTATCTTAATCGGTTGGAACATTCCTCAGCCTGCTTTCGTCAAGGGACTTGTGGATCGTCTTCTCGCCCGTCTTCGCGGCGACGCATAAGACAAAGTAGCGCAGTATGGCTAAGAAGAAGTTAACAGAAGAAGAGTACGAATACGAAACAGAGGCTGGCGACGAAGAGAACGAAAAGGAAAAAGCCTTCGACGCATTCGAGACTCCACTGGCAGGGAAAGCCTATCACTTTTATCTGAGCGATTCAGTTGGCGCTCCCAAAGACTACGTCGAGATGATCCAGCGTATCAAGTACGCAGGTCCCCAAGATGTAATCTATATCTACCTCAACACGCCTGGTGGTCGTATCGACACAGGTATTCAAATTATCAGCGCAATGCGAACAAGTCACGCTCACGTCGTTACGGTTCTTGAGGGTGAAGTTTGTTCTCTAGGAACCTTGATCTTCTTGAGTGGAGATGAGATGATTGTACATGATCACTGCTTGTTCATGGTTCACAACCACAGCGGTGGTGCATACGGAAAAGGTCATGAATATTTGGCTTCCGCAAATGCCACTGCAAAGTGGTTCGAAGAACTAGCTCGTGACACCTACTTAGGGTTCATGACAGAAGCTGAGATCAAACGTATGCTTGCAGGTGAGGACTTCTGGATGACATCGAATGAAGTTCGCGATCGACTAAAGCTGTTCGTTTCTCACCTAGAGAAGAAACAGAAGCAAGCAGAGGCAGAAGAAGCTGTGCAGGAAAAGCCAGCATCACGAGCACCAAGGAAGAAGCGAGCATCTAAAAAGAAAGCTACCAAGTGAAAGTAATCAATCTTTTTGGAGGGCCAGGTTCGGGCAAAAGTACAACTGCCGCTGGCCTTTTCTATTTTATGAAGCTACGCCACCAAAGTGTTGACTTGGTGACAGAATACGCAAAAGAACTTGTTTGGGAAGGTCGTCTGCAAGAGATGCTCGACAAACAAGAAGACATCTTCGTTGAACAACAGCGTCGGATCCGTCGGCTACGTGACAACGTTGACTATGCCGTTGTGGATAGCCCTCTTTTGTTCTCCTACATATATCCCAAAATGAACGAACAACAACGGGGAATCAATCGTTGGCCAGCCCTCAAGGAGTTTATGAGTTTTGTCGTCGCTGTATACAAAACATACGACAACGTAAACGTTTTCCTTGAACGACCTGAATCATTCGAAGAGAACGGTCGAGACCACGACCGTGAGGAAGCAGAGGCGATTGACCAAGCCATCAAGGACGTACTGCTGGAACTGAATGAACCCTTTATAACGCTGCCCACCGACGAACGCACAGTAGAAACGCTGCTCGACATGTTTAAGGATGAAGTAGTACCCCGTTAAGACGCACCGTTTGACTTTTTGTATACACTCCTGTATACTGTTAGTATGGCACAACTAAACAAATTTCAAGAGGCAACACTCTTGCAGGCTATTATGTACGCTCGCAAAGGGTGGCATGTGCTTCCAACGAAAAAAGATAAGAAACCCCTAAACATGAATGGTAGTCGTGGTGCGACGGTCGACGAAGATACCATTATGGAGTGGTGGGACCAATGGAATAGTGCCAACATTGGTATTGCAACTGGTAAGATAAGTGGGTTCTTTGTTGTTGACATTGACATGAAGAACGACAAGAACGGTTGGGATTCTCTCCAGCAACGGTTTGGGGACAATTTTACATTTGAAGATACCTGGTTAATTCAAAAAACACCCTCAGGCGGTTATCATTTTCTCTTTCAGTGTCCTGATGACACAGAAGTTCATAACGCTCAGGACTTGTTGTCAGGTGTTGATATTCGTGGAGAGGGTGGTTTCATTTTGGCTGCGCCTTCATCTACCAACATTAACGGTGAATGGATACAATACGAATGGAACAAAATAAACAACAAGATTCCACTTGCACCGGAATGGGCATTAGAACTTATCCACAGTGCCAACGAGAAAGCTTCAAAGCCTCTCGATCTCGAACAAGTGCTGCGTGGACTTGGCGAAGGGGAACGCGACGAAGGGATCTTTCGGTTTGCAGCGAAATTGTGCTATTGGAACATCCCATACGATTTGACACTTGCGTTTGTTCAGCAGGCTTCTAAGTTGTGCACACCTCCATTTGACGAAAGCGTTGCCCGAGATAAAGTAGACCGAGCATACGCCGATGCGCTTGCAAAAAAACAACATGACGAAAAGACGCCGAACATATCTGATCCCGAACTGTGTGCGGCAATTGACAGGATGAGCAAAAAATAAACATGGCACGGAAAAGAGACTATACAGGAAAAGACATTCAGGTCTTGAGTGATCGAGATCATGTGCGCTTGCGTACCCAAATATATCTTGGGAACATGCACCCCACACCATATCCCATTCCTATTCTCAGTGATACGTCATTTAGGGTTGATGAAGTAACTTTCATCCCTGCAGTCTACAAAGCGATCGGAGAAATCATCGACAACAGTGTTGACGAGTTCGCTCACGTTGACATAAAGAACAAACAACTAACAATCAAAGCAAACTCACTGCTCGGTGAATACACGATCGCTGACAACGGTCGCGGTATCCCCATTGACAAGCACGAGACAGGAAAGTACACACCAGAAGTCGCTCTTGGTTCATTGCGATCCGGTCGAAACTTTACCGACGACAAAGAAGTTGGTGTTATCGGTCAGAACGGTGTTGGATCTGCTTGTACGAACTTCTGTTCGCTTGACTTTCATGTCAAAATCAACCGAAACGGAAAGTGCTACCAACAGACCTTCAGCAACGGTGCCGAGAAAGTAAGCAAACCTTCAATCCGTAAAGGTGCGGCAAAAACAGGAACGGAGATCACTTTCACTCTCGATCCCGAAGTGTTTTCAGACATTACCCTTCCTGATGCGTTAATGCGCAACCGTGCAGTTGAGATCGCAATGACAAATCCCGGAGTTGCTGTCTCGTACAACGGTGAGAAGTTCAAGTACAACAAGGGCATGGAAGAGGTTGTCAAGAAACTTACAAAGAGCAGTATTCTTGACGAAGGTTCCTATTTCAAGTTTCAAGCTAACAACATGGAATTCTATGTTATTGTTGGCGTCAATCAAGAAGTCGATGAGCAAGTGTTCACTTGGGTAAACAGCTCACTGTTGTTTGATGGTGGTTTGTGTAACACTCAGTTCATGAATGCATTCATTGACCGCACAATCAAACACCTTCAGCCACAAGCAAAGAAAGAAAAGGCTGAGGTTACAAAGAATGATGTTCGTATGCAGTTGCTTGTTTTCGGTAACCTTCGCATTCAGAACCCCGAATATGATGCACAAAGCAAAACTCGTTTGACAGGACCAAACCTGCGTAAAGAGATGCAGGACATGGTTGAGAGCCATTGGCGTTCATTTGCTCGACAGCAGAAGGCATGGTTGGATGATGTACTTGAGCGAGCACTGGTTCGACACCATTCGAAGGCAAACACAAAGGCAATCAAAGAGCACGAGAAAGGTCTAAAGAAAAAAGTAGCAGGGCTGACTGACGCTACTCACAAGAACCGTGCCCTGACACAGGTCCTGATTACAGAGGGTCTGTCCGCAGCGTCAATGATCACGGAAGCAAGAGATCCGAGAACAACTGCGTCGTTCCCCTTGACTGGTAAGATCAACAACGTATATGGATCAACACCTGCACAACTGCTCAAGATGGGTAAGATTACAAACCTATTATCTGCAATTGGATTGATTCCAGGCAAAAAGGCAGTGCGCAGTGAGCTAAGATTTGGTAAGATTATTATCGCAACGGACGCTGACGTAGACGGTAGTGACATTTTCACACTACTCGTCAATCTATTTTATCAATGGACGGAGCTTTTCGATCCAAGATATGAACCAATCATATACCGGTTGGTTGCACCAAACGTATGCCTTGTAAAGGGCAAACAACGAATTCACTTTGCATCTCGCAAAGAGTATGAAGCCAAGAAAGGGAAGTATCGTGGATACGAAGTCCGCTATTATAAAGGGCTTGGTAGTATGGTTAAGGAGGACTGGGAAATGATTCTGTCTGGTGAGACAGATACGCTGATACCCGTCCAAGATGACGGAAACATGAAAGCAACACTTAAACTTTTATTTGGTCCCGATAGCGACGTTAGAAAAAGGTGGTTACAAGATGACGAATGATCCAACTCCAGAACAGCTCGAAAGTGCAAACGATGACATCACGCTCGCAAATGCGTTGATTGAAAAAGCCGAGGATTTGGCTGAAATCATTCGTACGCACACCGAAAGCGGCAATGTTACGATGCCACTGAACAAACTGACCGAGATACTTGTATTGGTCAGTGAACTGGCACTCGTGAATGCCATCACAACAGGTTCCATGCTGCAGGAAAATGCTCTACGGGTCTTGGAATAGAAGAGTGAGCCCAGACGAACTACATCGGTTGTATGTTGAGGATCTCACAAAGATTGTGAGCTACGGTGGAGGTCCTCGACCTCGTGTGCGACACCCAGGAAAGTGGGAGGCACTCGATCGTGTCATATATCTGAAGGAAAATCAGATTTCGTTGGCGAGTAGAAATGTGTGGGTCTGGAGCGACCTGCACTTCTACCACAAGAATATTATTGATTTCAGTGAGCGTCCTTACGACAACGTTGAGCAGATGAACGAACATCTGATCGCCAACTATAACGACTACGTTGGTCCTGATGATGTGAGCATTTGGGTTGGCGATGTTGGTTTTGCAAACGAAACCAAGATCAACGCACTTCTTGACCAATGTCAAGGCTACAAGATTCTGGTTCTTGGCAACCATGATTTTCATCGTCGCAAACGACCACTGAAACTGAACTTCGATGAGATACACTTGTTGTATGCTTACGAAACACCAGAAGTCGATTTGGTTTTCACCCACTATCCAATGGACAATGTTCCATACCCTTGGGTCAATATTCATGGTCATTTACATGCGTACCCAAAAGCCGATACTGGACATCCACTACATTATAATGTATGCTGTGAATTACATGGGTATAAGCCTATCACGCTCGACAGCATTCTCCAAGTTGCAAAAATGAGAGTACAACACTATGATTGAGAGCCTGCAAGACCTTTTAACAAAACCAGAACCCAAAAAGAATACAGACGTAAAGGGACCAACGTGGCCGTTCAATTGGCATTACATGGTTGAGTTCGTTGTCGACTTGCGGGAACGCGAAGACGGAGGTGATCCGGAAATCCTTAAGCGCGAGTACATTACACTTGTTGGTGATATGGACTCAGACGCGTATTTTTCCGAGTGCGTTTGGAATGCGTTACCATCAGATTTTCTCCCAACTCATGGGCGGGGAATCAATTTTGAAACGGATGAGTTTGATATTCGTGAACCTGCTGTCTACCGTTTCACATTTGGTGTGCGTACACAAGGTGAGAAATATTGGACTGACTGTGGGTATGAATATGACTCTTGGGAGGAGTACACACTGATTAACTTCTACAAGTTCACCGAGGAAGAAGTCGAGGTGTGTTGGGATCCACTTGATCCTATGGACGACTACGACATTCGTGAGCTCGACTATCCTTTGGAGACTGATTGATTTGTGATGCAGCAGGCAAAAACATTCACCTGCCAGCAGTGCGGCAAGATTTTTGGACTCGGAAGTGCCTATTTCGACAGCCGCAGTATGTCGCCTAAATATTACAAAGTAAACCAGGCAACCCAAAAAGTTGAACACGCCTACTGTAGTCCACACTGTAGTTTGGAATGGCACCAAAACAATCAAGGAAAGTAAAATGCTATTGGAACATGAAAAGAAACCTGAGCCCAAAAAGGAAGAACCAGTACAGGTTGACAAAAAGAAAGAAACCAAGAAGGTGCGAAAACCACTAAAGAATGGTTTTCGCACAAATCAGTTGTGCCCTGTTTGCATCGGTGGTAAACTGATTGCAAAGTGCCGAAGAGAGAGCGTGCCGTTTCGCGTGTTTGAACCTCAGCACGGAACCTTTACAATCATCAGCGAATTCTGTGTATGTGACTCATGCAGGACACAGATCACACTTGCGGAGCAAATTGACAGGAACGCCGCACAAGTTCAAAGAGAACGAGCAAGATGGGAACGAAAGCAACAGAAAAAATGAATGGTAGCGAATACGTAAACGAACAGCGCAGAGAGTACTCTCTGTATGTCCTGCAGATGCGAGCCATCCCAGCAATCGCTGATGGTCTAAAGGCAGCACAACGACGTGTTCTTTGGACCGCACGAGATGGGAAGAAACATAAAAGTGCCACACTTGCTGGTGCTACGATGCCGATCCATCCACACGCATCGCCTGAGGGTGCAATCAACACTCTCGCCGCTCCTTACGGAAACAACATTCCATTGCTCCATGGTGATGGGGCATTTGGCACTCTGCTCAACCCAACAGCGTATGGTGCCTCTCGGTATACTTCGGTGAAGGTATCTGAGTTCACAAAAGACGTAATGTTCGCTGACATTGAGCTTGTGCCGTTGCAAGAGAATTATGACGGAACACTTGAAGAGCCAGTTCACTTTCTGCCTCTTGTTCCTGTCTCTCTTCTTAATGCAAGTGAAGGCATTGCAGTTGGTTTTGCCTCCAACATCCTTCCACGTGCTCTTGAAGATATTATCACGGACCAGATCAATCACCTACGAGGCAAGAAGATCAAAGAGCGTAGTCCAACATTCTATCCAACAAACGCAGTTGGTATCAAGGTGATGGATGGAAAGTGGGCGTTCAGTGGTAAGTTTGAGGTGATGAACACGACAACAATTCGCATCACGCAGCTTCCGTATGGAGCAAGTCACGAGAAGTACGTTGAGCATCTTTTGAAACTCGAGGAAGAAGGTAAAATCGTTGACTTCGAGGACAACTCCAAAAACATATACGACATTGTGGTCAAATTCAAAAGAGGCATGATCGCCGATGTAGGCAAGGTGATGAAGCTGCTGAAACTGACCACAACGTCAAATGAGAATATGAACCTGTTGGATTTCGACGGGGAGCGTGTTCTTGCTGCTGAATACGTGCAGGTCGTTCAAGACTTCACAGATTGGCGGCTGAGCTGGTATAAACAGCGTTATGAGCGGTTAGCCAAGCTCCTTGACATCGACATTCAGAAGTATAAGGACATCCTTCTAGCCATCAAGAAAAACGTTGGTGGCATGGTCAAAAAGATCAAGTCGAGGGCAGAATTGAAGAGTTTTTTGACCGAAATCGGCATTGTCCACATCGATTACATTGCTGATCTGCCCATTTACCGTTTCACGGAAGAAGAGCGCATCAAAACCGAAGGAAAGCTGAAAGATGCGAATGACCAGATGAAGAAGTATAGGGTCCTGTTGACAAAACCAGAAGAACGTAGTAAAGTGTATGTGTCTGAATTGCAGACTGTTTTGAAGAATTTTCAGAAAGGCAATTATGCATAACGCTTCTGCTGATTATGGTGAAATTACCCATTATATGTTTTACCTGTCCCTCCTCGACACCAAAAGATTACGAGGTAAATATCGTATATCCAATGAGGACCTTCCTCATGGTGTTGTAGTGTCCGCCAAACGTGAACATATCATTGAGCACCTTGCTCAGGAAAAGTTTGGTGTTGACGCGATGCATAACTATCACAACCAGTGCATCGAGTGGGACATAACAGAAAAGCTGATGAGCAAAACAGGCAAGAGAAAGAAAGCATGAGTAGACACCATTACGTGCATGCGCACGAAGCAAGTACAATCGATTACGATATCAAGCACCGCTCCGCAATAGAGCTACAAGAACTTTACGGGATTGAATTTTTCGAGGACCCTGACTCGAAGTTGGGTCGCGTTTATGATCCTGTTCTGCACAAAGAGTTTGGTTCGCTTTCAGAGTGGGCTGCGACACAAGTGCAGGACGAAGAGTGGAGCGAACTCGCCCATGCTCACCAGAACAGTCGTATTTTCGACGACGAACACTAATCCTTTTTGTTCTTAGGTTTATGGTTCTTGTGTACGGACGCAACTGCCAGTCCGCAGCAAGGACATAACCATTTTTTCGTATTCAAAACAAACCTCATTGTTTTGTAACACTGGTCGCAGATCATTAGATTCCTAGTTCCTTCAGTTGTTTGATTGTGTCTGCAGCATTCTTGTGAAGAATGCCAATTCCTCCTGCCTCTCTCCAAGGACCGATCGACTTCGCTCGATCATCAATCAGTATGTGGTTTGGTGCAGCGTATTTTGCTTTCAGTCTTGATTTCTGCACAATGTGAACTGGCACATTCGGATCAATGTGCTCAGCCACCCACTTACGTTTTTGTGCTTCCGCACCAAACTGTGGATCACCAGCGGCAGATAGAATTTCAGGCTTGTGCTTCTTAACGTAGTTCCAGAGCGTCATTGCATCAGACATCAGTGGAAGGTCATACCATAGCGTACCACCTCTCAGCGAGTATGCCTTAATGTATTTCCACATGTCTTTTGGGTTTTGTTTTTTCATTGGTGCTTTTAGCAGGTCGCTTGCACCTTTATCGAAGTCGGCGAGAACGCCGTCAATGTCTACGTATAATTTATAAGGCTCCTGCTTCAACTCGGTCAACTTCACGATCGGTCCTCTGCTGCAAAAATCTTTTTAGTGTCATTCTTTTTTCTTTGGATTTCTTGATATCGGCTCGAGTGTCCTTACCTTTGAACTCATCATCTACTTTTGTGAGATCGTACTCAAGCTCAGCTGGTCCCGAACCTGGATGCATAGTTGCACCAGATCCACCCAAGCCAGTCCCTGTGTTCGAGCGAACTTCATTGATCTGAGCCTTTCTGCGCCATACAGTTAGAGGTCCATTCGCCATCTTGGTGCGGGATTCTTTACCTTTGTACGGCAATGCTGTACCAGCTGTTTTCCCAAGGAAATTGTACAGGCTAAGTTCGGTGTCTATGATATCAGAGAGATGCATAAGGGTATTTACTACTTACCCTCAAAAAATTGCGCAATGGTACGAGCTATTGCGTGTTGCTCCTTAATCCGCTGTCGCTCTTTCTCCCAAACGTCGTTGGGGATTCGCCAGATCCTAATGGCGAGAGCAATAAGGGTAACAAAAAAGAACCCTCCCGTTATTAGAACCAACGCTCTATAAAGATCATCCATTGCGAATATTATACAATGAGGTCGAACTTCTGGTCAACACCGCATTCAAAAACAATGGGTATGACCAGAGGTTGACAGGAGGGACCTTATTATCTGTAGAAAAGTTTTGCCTTTCTTTTTCTTTACACTTCTTGCAACTGTTACCTAAATACATATATGACATTCACCGTATACAAACTAACAAACCAAATTACTGGTCAACTTTATTTTGGCTATACGCATCAAACGATGCAACAGCGTCTTTCGGGGCACAAGGGAGAACCTCGCAACACTCTCATATCTCGGTCCATTCGCAAATACGGCATAAACAACTTTTCTGTGGAAGTTGTGCGTACCTTTGACCAAGAAGAACCTGCTCTACAACAGGAAGTACAACTAATTGCTGAACACAAAACCAATCGTTTGAAATTTCCGAAAGGAAATGGACTAAACATGACAGATGGTGGCGAAGGTGCATCAGGGTACAAACATACAGCAAAACAACGACAAAAGTGGAAGCAAACTCGTAAAGGACAATTTGCAGGAGATAAACATCCTGCCTGGGGTAAGTTCGGTGCTAACAATCCCTGTGCTAAACGAGTTTATGTATACCATGCAGATACAAAACATCTGTTTGCTGTGTATGATTCCATTCGTGATGCCGCAAAAGATTTAGATGTTCATCCGAGCAACATCTCCAAATGCTGCTCGGATAAGTATCCAAATACACATAGCCTAAAAGGATTTATGTTTTCCAAAACTCCTTTATCCGCATTTACTTGAACCACAACTAACGCATTTTTTGCAGCCCTCACTAAACACTATACTGGAAGCCCCACACTCCTGACACTTTTCATCTTCAACCTTTTCTCCATCTTTGATATAGGATGACAAGAACTTCTTGATCTGAAATGCGAATGTACCGACATACGCACTCTCGCACTTGTCGAGTGTAGCAACGATGTTCTTGATAAGAACACCATGACGTAGCAGGAAGCTAATCAGGCGAGCAACCTTGCTTGAATTTGTATCTGTGTACATCTTGCTTTCAACATCGTCACGATGGCGTTTTGGAATTCTCTTCTTACGAGCAAGCGCCATTAGAAGATCGACAGCTTCATCGGACACGATTGTCTTTTCGTGAGAGTTGGTCTTAACAAACAGTGCAAATGGACGATCAGGCTTGTCTTCGTGATACACAACTGTCAGATACCATTTGCGACCTTCTGCACGCAGCGTCTTCATAACAGCGGGCGCTGAATCGGGTAGCTTGACGTCATCTTTGATGATCTCTTCATCCGATGCATCTGCATCCTTCTCGTCCTTGGCAGAAAGAACAGTTGTCATTGTACCGGAGCGATAAGTTGTAACACCTTTCACATAACCACTCTCGAACGAGTCCAGATAAATGTCCTTGAACTTCTCAAATGCATAGTCGTGCGGCACGTTGATGGTCTTTGACATAGCACTGTCAACCCAACGAGCAAACCCCTGCAAATCAGAAACGTGGTCCTGAACTGTCATATTTGCTGTGGTGACCGCCCATTCGGCTTCCGGATCCCACTCACCGCGTTCAGCCAACCAACGTACACCGTAATCCTGACAAAGAACCTCTTTGGGCAAACCACGATTTTTATCAATCTTGTAAGTGATACCGTTGTGTTTGCCTTTGAGAATTTCCTCGTCACCTTCCTTCGTGAACTTGAACATAGAAGTTTCCATCCACTCACCTTCGTACCACTTAGGACACACATCGGCGATTTCCTCTGGCATTGTGTTAACAATAACGGTGCGGATGTATTCGGGCATGAAGATAGGTTCCAGACCACCCGAAACAACGTTTGCTAGAATGGACGTGTTTCCTGTTGGCTGAATAGAAAGCAGAGAGCTATTACGAATACCAGTTGTGCGAAGCTTGTCCATGTACTCAGTGGGTAGTTCAAGACTATTGACAAACACACCTTCAGCATGCTTTTCTGGATTGCAGTACTCGAACATACCTTTCTCTTCTGCAAGGTCGATTGAGGACATATATGCTTCACGTGCAATTGCACTCATGACCTGCTCACGAAGTTCGGTTGCTCGTTCGGAACCAAACCGAACCTTTAGCATGAACAGGGCAGAACCCCAACCCAAAATGCCAATACCAACACGACGCTTCTTACGCATCGAGTCAACGTACTCAGGAAGAGGAGCATCAGAGAGGTCGTTGATATTGTCTAGGAAACGGTTCATGAAGCGAACATACTTCTTGATGGCACGCAGGTTGAAACCAGTACGATCTTTATTAAGGAACTGTGTTAGGTTAATAGAACCAAGATTACAAACACCGCCCGGAGCAAGTGTCTGCTCACCACATGGATTAGTGGCAACGATTGTCTCTAGGTAGCTCAGAGGACCAAAATGATTAGCACGGTCGAGAAAGAGAACGCCTGGCTCTGCACGGTTGTAGGTGGATTCCATAACCAAGTTCCAAAGCCACAACGCGGAAACCGTATTGTACACTTCTACATCAAATCCTTTTGCCTCCCACTGTGCGAGATTGCCTGTCCACTGTGTGCGGTATTTTTCGTGGCTCGTGTCAGGAAAACGCAAGTGCCACTGATCTTCAATTTCGATCTCTTCATCAGAGGCACCGTTCTTTTTCATCTCAAGGACTTTGAGAACCTTGTTCATGAATTCATCTGTGCAGTTAACAGAGACGTTGAACTTTGTCAGACGACCAGGCTGCTGTTTGGCAGTGATGAACTCAACGATGTCGGGGTGCCAAACATCAAGGACGCCCATCATTGCACCTTTACGAATCTTACCCTTTGCTTTCTTGTTCTTGGACTTCTTGCCAGAACCAGAAGTGATGATCTCAGAAGACTTGTCAAACATCTCCATGTACTTGACAGCACCTGGCGTCTCAACACCAATGCCATGAATGAAGGCACCACGTGGACGGATATATGAGAAGTTTTCGCCCCAACCACCTTCAGACTTCAGAGTGAAAGACTGATTGCGGACGTTCTTAATGATGTTCTCAAGTGAATCAATGTCATTGCGACTGCGAGGTGCAACGAAACAGTTCATGAGGGTGGTACCTTTCCATTCGGTACCAGCGTTTGAGTAAATGCGGCCACCTGAAGTAGTCTTAAAACCACTTAGCATGTCGTAGAAGTTTTCAGCCCATTCGTCCCTTAGAGCTTTGTTCTTTTCGACACTGGCTGCTGCGGTTGCAACCCGTCGAAGAGTATCGTCTATGGTGTTATCTTTATGATCTTTATATGTAGTGCTCCATACTTCTTCTGAGAAGGAATCCTCAAAAACAGTCCCCTTAGACATTTATCATGCTCCTTGTTATTCTTATTGTTTGAAAAAATGTTCTGGAAGTTGCTCTGTCTCTACGTGATGCTTTTTGAGATAGTCAACTCCGTTTGCGTTTCGATATAGTTCAACGTAATATACTTTTTTAATGCCAGCATCCACAACACGGGATGCACAGCCTTTGCAAGGAGCAGTCGTGACAAACATGACTCCTCCATCTGCAGATTCTGGACGTTTCGTTAGTTTACGAAGAGCATTGTCTTCGGCGTGAATCGTCTCTGGTTTTGTATCTCCATTACAATCCTCACAGACGTTTTCTTCACCCGAAGGGGTACCGTTGTACCCAATTGCGATGATGCTGTCATCTTTGACGATGACGCAGCCAACCTTCCGTCGCTCACAATATGAAAGGTCAGCGTATACGTACGCTGCACGCATGTGAGCAATAGCGAATTTTTCTTTCATGAGGTAAAGTCTATTTAGTTATTGTTATTGTTGAGCCAAAGCATATCTCTAACTGCGCTACCTGTCAAGGGTTATGTTTGGTTGACCTGTAAAACTTTTTCAAGTATTATCCCATATAAAGAACGACTATAAAAGGGTATGATATGAAATCTCAATATCTGATTTATTTAGCGGGCGCCATCACAGGACAGTCGTATCAGGGCTGCACGGACTGGCGACAGTATGTCATGGACAATCTTCACAAGGATCTTGTCGGTCTTTCTCCTATGCGACACAAAGATTATCTTTTGGAGGAAGTTCAAGTTGCAGACATATATGAGGACTCGGTCCTATCATGTCAGCGTGGCATATTTGCAAGAGATCATTGGGACTGCCACAGATGCGACGCTGTCCTCGTTAATCTGGTTGGTACCGAACGTGTCAGCATTGGAACAGTAATGGAGATCGCTTGGGCGCATGCATACAAAAAACCAATTGTGCTCGTCATGGAAGAAGGCAACATTCACGAGCATGCGATGATTCGTGAAGCTTGTCCGTTCCGTGTGAACACAATTGACGAAGCGATTGACGTTCTGAAGGCTCTTTTTGTTTCTATTGACCACTAAATACTATGATGACGCAAAGCGAAAAAGAAGCCCTTCTAAATTATCTGGAATTTCTGTTGGTCAAGGATTTCATCGAGCCCATCTTAGATAAGCATATACACGACGCTGACGTTCTTGCGTGTTGCTACGACAAAGCCTATGAAATTGTCAACGAGTTGGACAGGGAAATTGCACCCAGTAGTCAACTTCCACCTCAACTTCCACCTGTTGACACCAAAAAGAATATCTAGTATTATAAAGATGTAGGTGCACTCTTTTAGGGTGCTGTGTTCAACCAAAGCCAGGAGACTGACAATGGCTAAAAGGGAAGAGAAGAAGGAGATCAATGTTGATCAGGTAATCTCCTATCTCACTAATGCCTTTAGTAAGGCTAGTCGCCATCTGGGGTTCAAAAATCAGAAAGGAACCGCCCTTTATGATTTCCAGGTGGACTTCATGTATCTGCTCGACGACATCAAGCGCGGTCCTGCTTACATCGTCACCATGAGCATCGCTCAGGCGAATGAACTCATCGAGCAGGTTTCCAACTACACTGAAACCAGCAAGTAAGGTTGGAGGAGCGAAGGGGGCGTGAGCCCCCTTTTTTGTCTTTCCTTAAAACTCAGCATCTGCTGTCCAATGGACACGATATCTGTCGGTCGCCGTAAATGCCCCCGTTGCCGCAATGTTCTGGATTCCTCTTGCAGAAGCAGCAAAGGAACTAAACGTCAGACTTGCCGAATCAACTCCTGTAATCTCATTGCTTGTTCCAGTTGTTCCATATACAGCAAACGTTGGTGTTGTTCTCATTATTACCAAAAATGGTTCACTGATATATTGAACCAAGGCTGCTCGGTCAGCAGCCAGGTTCCAAGCGCCAATGGTTGTTGCGGTGCCAGGAGCCGTGCCATACTCATAACTCTTTTGGTAGTACCTTTGGCACAGTGCTAACTCTTCACCAATTGGACGAAGCACGAATGGAGTTGCCTGCTTTCCTACCTCCATCTTCACTCCTGTAAAACGGAAAAAGTTGCTTGTGCTATCCAAATTGTTTACCTGACCGGTTGAACCAATATAATTTCCACTTAACCAGGAACCTGGAGTTCCGGCATACGTCGAACCAGTACCGGGCGTGAAAAGCACACTCAACGCACGATTGGAGCCAGTCAGCCAAGTTCCATTACGACACCCAGGAATCGTTATCTCTGAGTATTCCCAAGTGTCAGCCGACGACTGCGTATACTCAGCAACATAGGACCGCGTAGCGTCATTGTTCCGAATTGCTATTGCGTGCGTACCTATCTTTGTGTGGGCGTGCCAGAATGATATAGTAAATGATTGTGCCTGCGAGCTTCCCAGAGCAAGTGGCTCAGCATCATAGCCTTCCATATGATACAGAATATGGGCATACTGTGTTGCCGCCAATGACGTGTCAGCTGTTGTCACATCCAATTCAAAATATTTGGTAAAGGGACAAAGGTTCTGTGGTGAGCCGGTAGGAGCATTTACACCCTGGCTGATAGTTACAACTGCATCAGAGTTTGCACCATACCCCCACCTGTCAAGACTATAGGTGGATGTTATTGCTGGGAAAGAAGTACCACGTTGAGCAATACGCATATCTCCATTGATTATCATATTTTTGTTTGCAAGCTGTGATCCCACAGCACCAAGCTGTCTTGCTTTACTCATTTTTAAATCTCCGCATCCGCTACCCATGTACCAAGCACGTGCAACGAATCATATAAAGTGAAAGTTCCAACACCCTGAATAAGTATGGTTTTTGTTAATGCAGATGCAACTGTCGTACTTGTAAAATCAACCCAGGATGAGCCATTATAATAAGACCACTGTCCAGCAGTACCACCCGCTCCTGGTTGATACACTGTCACAGTTGGGTTGTTTCGCATTTCCACTTCTAAGTTTACTACAACGCGGGCTGCAGTTGTAGCATATGCTGTGCCGATGCTGTAGTCGTTACTTGACAAATCAGCCGCAACCGTTGTTCGCGCACATGACTTTTGATAGTAGCGTTTACAGGCAGCTAACACTTCATCAAATCTCTGAACCTCAAAATCCGTGGCTTGATCTCCAATTTCCAACTGAACATTACCAATCCGAAAGAAATTACTTGCGCTGTCCATGTTGTTCACTTGGTTTGCCGTTGCAATGTAGTTTCCTGCCGACCACGTATTTGCAGTTGTTTGATAAGTAGTGCCACACATCATAGCAAATGTAAGAGCAACACCCCAAGTGGTGTCAACCGCCCACGCACCGGATGTGTCTCCGGGGATTGTTACTGTTGAGTACTCCCACGTGTCCGCAGCCGATTGTGTGTACTCCGCAATGTATGCCCGAGTGCCTGCTGAATTTCTCAACCCAACGCAGTGTGTGCCAGTTTTAGTATGAGCGTGCCAAAACGAAACCGTCACCGTTTTGGCACTGGATGAACCAAAAGCCAACACAGAAGACGTGAGTCCTTCTATCTTTTGTGTTATGTGATCAACATCTGTAGAACCAACTGTTGCATCAGCGGTTGTAACGTCCACATACAGCCCATATTTAAAGGGAGCGTTTGTAAATGCAACATTCCCCTGGTTTACGTTCACTACCGCTGTCGTGTTAGCGCTACCGTGCACCCAGCGATCCAGTGTGTACTCAGCCACACCTGCACCAACAATGGATGTTCCTCGTTGGGCAACACTAAAATCTCCATTAATAATGAGATTCTTCTTTTGTGGTAAAATTAGTCCCCAATCAGCAGCGTCTCTGTTAACTGTCATATCCTTTCCTTATAAAGCATCGGCTTCCGTTTGAGTAATCAGTCCCTTTTGCACCAATAGATCCAGCAATTTATCCAATTTACTTTTTGGAGTTGGTGGTATAGCAGGAGGCACAAAATTATCGATTGGCGTGTTATTTTCCACCAGGGCTTGGTACTCGATGTTTCCTGAATCCACAGGTATAAATGAATTACCAACCTGAATTACTGTGTGTTCTTCATTCACATATTTTGGCATTGTTCTTTTCCTTATGGTCCTATCATTGTAATGACTGGACTTACAAACTTGTAATAAATTTTCATCTGCATGTATGATACCTGAAGCCCCAAAGGAGCTACATCATCATAAACCATGTAGTTCCATCCAAAGTTAGCATTGTTCACAATGTCAGGTGTTAAGGTTGAGCCCCACGTTGTGTATGGTCCACCGTATATGTAATCTCCCCACGTTTGTGGAGATCCTACACCAGAACTATACGGTGGTATCCACGAGTCTGTATAAGCCTCACTCAATGCAGGTGGTGAACCGTACGACAAGGGTGAACCATCGTACCGTAAACTGTATGTTGTTAGATAAGCAACATTGCCAGCAAAGTTACCCGTATCACCTGATCGCACATATCCTTCCACTCCAACTATTATAGCCTTAGCCGGTATGTTAAAATTGAAGTTCCTTGCCAATAGCGCTGGACCATCACCAGGATTGTGTCCATTAAATTTTGAACCGGACCATGTAGCAAAGTTGACATCCGTTGGAGTTGCTGCATTCTGTGGATTCCCCCAATTGTTACCACCAGCCCAAAACCCAGTCACTGTGCTCGGAGATTTCCATCCAGTATCAGGCATTGTCTTCTACTTCCATTTTGCACCCCTTATGGGCACGGCCACGATGTACAATGTCAAATGCTCTTGCACTCTTATTCATTTCTTGCTCAAACTTTTGCATCAAAAAGCCATTCATCAGCCTTGGAAAAGTTAGCACGCTGTATGCGATCCAACTTGGCTGAAATTCAGGGTTGTCTTGAATGATTACCATAAACTCACCCATTGTAATGTTTCCCAGTGCACGGCACCAATCCTTTGCTTCCTGGCATGGGTTTGCTTTTGCATCAAGAAAATCCAACACGTCAGAAAGTTTATCATTCTGTGTGTAAATTCTTGCCATTACGTCCTCGTACAATATAAAATGATACTAGCCATAATTGCCGATGCATCACTTGATAACGTTACTTCAACCTTATCTCCTGCCACTGCCAACTGATTTGCTGTAGCAGTAGAATGTCCTTCCGTAGATGTTAGAGATAATGCACTCAACCCTGTTACACTGACACCACCAATCTTGATGTTGGCACTGATCGTTCCTGATGCTGTTTGGTAGTATGCTTCATTAATTGTGAAACCAAATTGTGCACGCTGTTGGATTGGATACGTATCGTTGTCACCAACGGGCAACGTAAATTGAATACTAAAGTCATTGTACTTAGCATCGATCTGACCCTTTGTATAGTGATTCGCTACATTGAACGTATCAAACGCCGTAATCTGAAACACATCATCCACTGCTGGTGTAAACGACAATGTGACGCTTGTACCTGTTGAAGCTGTGAAGTCAACTCCACTTTCAAGACGAACACCATTATAGAAAACCTGAATCTCTCCCACGGCGTACGCAAGGGAGCTGCCATTGTCGTCAATTCCGGACAATACAGTTGTGATTGGGCTACCGGCAATTGTATACTTGAAGTTGCTTAGATATACTTGCTGGCCATTAATCGTAAAATTGGACCACTCAAGAACCTGCAATATGTTGCCTGCTGTGGCACCCGTTGCCAACACAATAGAACTACCATCGCTGGCTGTATAATCGCCATCAACAGGTGAGCCTGTATTTGTACCATCAACAAGTAGCGTACCATTCAAATAAACCTGAAGCTCACCCGGAATGTAGGCAAGCGTTTGTCCTCTATCATCCGCACCTGAAAAAGATGTTTGGCCTGCTGTCGCTGTATACCGGAATACATCAACAGATGCTCCTGGTGTACGAGGAGCCCACGTTGGAGGTGAACCATCCACGTACATCAAAACATCCCCAATGTTTGGTGCGGGAGAACCATCTATTGTAACATCGGCAAGGTTACCTAACAGTCCTCCTGTTATTAAAGAAACACCATTGAACGTAATATCACCACTTTGAATGTAAAGAGTATCAGCATTGTAATCTGCTTTGAGTGGTGTAAAGGCTGTTGTTGCAAAACTGTCCAACATGCCGCGAAGGTTAAACACACCACTTTGAACGTATGCTGTGAAGTTTTGATCTACGGTTGCTGTGTCAAGCCAATTGAGTGATGGGTTGTTGTGATATAGTGTCTGCCCAACTTTAAATAGGTTTGCACGAGACTCCAACGCAACATTGTCTCCACCATATTGAAGGTTTGCACCAAGTGCAAGCAACTGTGATCCATAGTTTGCATAGAATACTGCATTGTACACGCTTGTTGGAGAACCAGCAGGTGGACGAGCCGAGATAACAAATCCATTTGTAGAATTGAAGCTAACCTTGACAGCTGACAACGTAGAGTCATACAAGCCACCAATGCCATCATCATTATATGCGATTGCATAAGCATTTGTGGATTCTTGCTCAACAACAAGACCACCAGATGAGTCAACACCATCCCAGAATCTTTGGTCAGTAACGGAATATGAAACTGACAGGGTACTTGATGTGCCTTCCATCAACAGTTGATGGTTGTTATAGGTGATTACGTTACCTTGCGACAACTGCAAGACACTTGCTAGCTGATGAGCACCAAATACACGATTCCATTGCTGAGGGCTACCTGTATCCCAGGTGTAGGCTGTAATATAACTGTTAAGGTCTGATGGAATTGAACCAAAGAATCCTCGTGACTCTGTAGTGTAACTTTGTGTCAGGTGTCCTTGGAAGGCACTGTCATGAGCAACGTCCTTTGCTCTTGCGATGATGAAAGAACCACCTGTTGCTTGAACTACCTGTTGTGTTGTAAAAATATTAACGCGGTCTTCAAGAGCAACCTGACTACCATTAAATGTAAGGCTGTCTGTGGTACCTAAAATAAGCGTACTGCAATTTGAGTTTGCAATGATTGCATTATTAACAGTGTCAGGCGAACCAGATATGTCGTATGTACGAATATACAAACTAACAGCATGTCCGCTGCCGGCATTGTTTGCGGAAAAGTATGCTACACTTGAGTTGTTATATTCGTAGATCTTAGTATCACCGGGCAAATATGCTTGTGTTATACCAAGACCACTACAGTTAAGCGTGCCAGCGATCGTTACTGCATTGTTAAATGTGTTTGTACCTGACCATGTATTGTTAGCAGCTAGTGGACCATATAACGTAGCCAGTTCCGTAGCTGGAATTAAGGTATCCCAAGAGCCCCCACCATACACCTGCAAACGATTCGAATCGGTCCGAAAAAATAGCTCACCCGTTTCCGGATGTGCGGGATCACTTGCTCCAGAAGGAACAACAGGATTGATTATAACTGATCCTTCGGGGTTGTCAATACCATAATGCTTCATAGACTGCAGTCTCCTTAACGTCTTCGTATTTATGAAAAGGATAAATACACTCTGAGGGTCAAATAATGAACTTAGACGAAGTTTTACACGGCAAATCCAAAAAGATACATCCGATCGTTTCAGAGTGCGCAGAGTTTCTGATCGCAGCCGAAGGACAGCCTTTACTTAAAAATCTTCCAGCTCAATCTGAAGATTTTCGTAAAGTCAAGCTACGCTTGCGAAAGAACAAAGCTCGAAATGAGTTTGCAAAGACATTCAACGAAGCTTTCAACGAGATCCCACAACTACGACAGCGAGCGTTATTTGCAAATGGACCAGAGTCCTTTATTGCCGAATCTGGCGAGAAAGAGCCATTTTATATTTTCCCAACTAACGGTTTCAAGTTCATGTACAGCCTCGAGGTGTCAAATTCAAACACCGACTACATGGATGCTTTTGATACAATTCTTGAACAATTCCATCATGATACACAACTGATGGAACAAGTACTCAAATATACGTACACCAGGGAAAACCTTGCTGAAGGTATTCAGCGAGGCTCGGAGATCATTGTTTACAACATTCCCTACTGCTACGCGATTCGGGAGAGTTCTGTTCCATCTTACGAAGACCTCATCGAGGGATTACGTCCATGACGCTTTTCAACGATTCGTCAGTTGTAAAGGTTCAAGAAACCAAGATCCGAACGTCAAATGCTGACCCTAATGAGTTTCCGAGAATTTTAGGCACAAGCGGTTTGCCAATTCCGCTCACAGAAAAAGAACAAGAAGCACTTCGCCGGGCCCTAAGGAACAGCGTGAAGATTCTCGATAAAGGGTATTTGCGAGGCGATGTTGATCAAATTAGCGAATCAGGAGATACTACAACCATCATCATAACAAAATCGAGGTGAAGTGTGGATCTCAATGTTCATAGTTTTATCAAGGGTTCGGCAATGATAGCAATGATAACGGCTGCTTGCCTTATCAGTGCTTCACCGTATTTGGCTGCTCACAGTGCACTTACTTTCTGCCTTTTTCTGTATGTGCATATCATTTGGTCCTCATACGCTCTTGTGATGAAAGAATACTCCCTACTTGTGATGAACATAGGGTTAATGCCGTTTGATTTCTATGCAATCGGTATAAGAATGTTTATATAAATATGATAATAGGAGACAAAAATGTCACAGAAAATTCTTGCAGTTAAGCTACGTTCAGGTGAAGAAATCATTGGTCGCGTCGAAAACGATGGCGACAACACGCTAACCTTATCTCACGTTCGTGCGATTCAGCTTGTCCCAACAGGACCTCAGCAGCTTGGCGTAATGATCGTCCCTTACGTTGCAAGCAACGAAGATGGTGATATTACATTCCATCGTGAAGCAATGGCTTGTGTTCCATTTGAGCCAAAGAATCCCGATGTCGAAAAGCAATACATGCAGCAGACTACGAGTATTGCTCTGCCAACCTAAGGATAGTTAATGGCTGTAGTTCAGTATAAGTGCACCACGTGTAAACGCGAAATTGAAATTCCTGAAAACAAATACGGGCTGGAGGCTATTCAGCGCTGTACTATTACAGAGGGTTGCCGTGGTGAACTATACCGAATCGGACGAAAGCAGGATTTCTCACGAGGGGATTTTCCTGCTCGAGTGCCTGGACTGACAGACTATACGCCTCGGCGAGCCTTATACAACCACACGCAATCGGTTGCAGCTCGTGATTGGTTTGTCGAACACAACATGGGGGTGTATCCTGCTGTTCAAGTCCTAATTGAAAGTGCTGCAGCCACAACATCTCAAACAGACACAACAATTCCCTGCGATCAGCGTGGCAACGTTGATGCATATGTACAAACTGAAACTACTGACTTTACTGTCGAGATTGTTGACGCAAACAATCTGATTATACATTTTGCAAGTCCTCAATCTGGACTTGCACAGCTAATTGCTCGATCAACCGCATCGAACATCCAGACAGCTGCTGCAACCACAACCGTCGCCGAGTCGTACCAGTTGACTGCAACTGGTTCTCTTTTGACTGTTGCAACGCTGAACGAAATCATTCCTGAACCAAATACTATTTCTGTTGACATTACCTACAAGTCTCCAGATGGTACAACAAGCGTTACACAAACATACAATATAGGCACGTCGCCTGACATTGATTCTCCTTGGAACGATTACACTGTTGTCCTCATTCAGGGCAAGCGTTACAAGGTTCGTACGTTTGATGCGTACATCCCTGAAATGGGAGATGGTACGTTGCCTGATGGTTCTTCGTTCTACTTTAGCTCACTGGACATTGACGCTACTGGTACCCCTCCAGGTCCTCGAGGGTTGAATCCTCGAGAGGTATTTGTGTTGTTGGGTCTCGACCCATACGCTAACATCGATAAGGTTACAAACCAAGTCATCGATGCGAGCAGCGTAGATGCCGATAATGCGGAGCTTTCCCTATTCTTATCAGGTCGCGAGCTGTTTGCGTTCACCTCTGTCATTAAGTCAACATTCCCACCAATACGCCAGATAAGTTGATTTCAACTTTAGTGTTGTGTATAGTGGGTTCAAAATAATAATGAACAAGGACTGCTATGAACCTCAAAAAGCAAAAGCTGCTTGTGGAATACCTTATTTCTTCGGTTGACACTTTCGCTCTTTGTACCACAATTGTAAAACCCGAATACTTCGATCCAGAAGTGCGTGATTCTGTTCGTTTCGTCCAAGACTATTATGAACAGTATAACTCCTTACCTACTCCCGACCAGATTGAAGCTGAAACATCACAAGTGTTTGATCTTCGCGAGGTCACCCGCGACAAGGTCGAATATTGTTCGAGAGAGGTCGAACGCTTTTGTCGTAGTGAGGCTGTCAAGAAAGCAATAATGTCAGCCGCCGCAATCTACGAAAAAGGCGAGGACGATCGGTTCCCCGAAATTCAAAACCTAGTTAAAGAAGCTATCCTTACCTCCCTACAGAGAGACATGGGAACGAGTTTCTTTGACGACGTAAACGCCACACTAGACAAACTGCTTACTGCTGAACTTTATGAACCTACTCGTTGGAAAGAATTTGACGAGATCCTTGGTGGTGGTCTTGCTCGTAAGCAGATGTTACTGCTTTCTGCAAACTCTGGTGGTGGTAAGTCTATTGTTATGGCTAACCTTGCTCTCAACTATGTTGAGAGTGGACTGAACGCTCTGTACATTAGCCTTGAGCTTTCGGAGGAGATGATTTACCAGCGCTACATTGCGATGGTGACAGGTCATGGAACCAAAGAGTGGCAACACCACAAAGATGACGTTGCACACAAGATCACGAGTACAGGCGAAAAGAGTGGTAACCTATTCATCAAGCGCATGCCACAGGGAACCAACAGTTCTCGCATTCGCGCTTACCTGAAAGAGTTCGAATTGAAGAATGGGTTTGTGCCTGACGTCATTGTAGTCGACTACCTTGACTTGATGGGTTCGAACGAAAAGATTTCCGCTGATAATGTCTTCGAAAAGGATAAGCGTTCATCAGAAGAGTTCCGCGAAATCGCAAACGACTATAACGCAATCGGTATCACTGCATCCCAGCAGAACAGGGGTGCCGTAAACGCAACCGAGCTCAACCACAGTCATATTGCTGGTGGTATCAGTAAGATCAACACAACCGACGTTTATGTCAGCATCATCATGAACGATCAAATGAGGGCAAAAGGCGAGATGGCATTACAGTTCTTGAAGACTCGTTCCAGCGATGGCGTAGGTCAAACGATCCACCTTGACTACAATAAGGTTACACTACGAATTACGGATCCAAACAACCTTACCCTCCCTCCAAAAGGACCCTCAACAAAGAGGGAACCGGAACCTGAAAACGAGATAGATACCGTAGGAAATGGTTTATTCGATCTAATGTCTTCGATCAACGGTTGACACACCAAAACAAAACTTATATAATATACGCCAAACAAATAGGAGAACACCATGACACTTAAAGCCGAAGAAACACGAGTCGTATCAATTGGGGATCGTACCATTGCTGTGACCGAACTGCCCGAGCGGGCTCAGCAGCTTGTTGCTTACTACGACGATTGGAAGCAGCGGGAACTGGACGCAAGGTCCCACTTGCTGTCCCTTCAGATTGCAATGCAGGGTATCACCCATCAGATTGCACAGGCAGTCGAGGAAGACGCAGCTGCCAAGGCTGAAGTCGAAGCCCCCGCCGCCAACGAATCCGGTGAAGGTGATGCTTAAAGAGAACACTCTCACCCATATTCGTTACGACAAAAAGGGAGAAGTAACGGAACGCGATGTGATCGTGACGTACGTTCCTACCCCAAGACGTCTTAACGTAAAAGCCATCGATGTGAGTGATCTTCCTTCCGAAGAAGCTGAGCGCATGCTTAATGCGTGGAACGAATATCAGGAGTATTTGGAAAACCAACGAAAGACCCTCTTTGCCTTTGAAGATTTCGTTGAGCAGACGACAGGGAGCGCACCTACAATCAAGTGGCGCACATTTAAACCCGATCAGTTGGAAGAGTTGTAAGTATCTCTGCACCATTACAAGCCTGATTTCCTTAACCCCGCTTCGGCGGGGTTCTTTTTGCCTGTATAAATATCTAATACCATAAATATACACGAATTGGTTTATTAAAGGAACTCACTATGCTAAAAGACCTCATTCAGGAAATGGCTGCTGGTGGTGCAGCTGGTGTCACATCTGCTGGCGCTATCGCAGGATTTCGTGAACCCATCGGTTCGAAGACAGCTAAAAAGGGCAAGAAAAAGAAGAAGATGCAGCGACGCAACACTGGTTTTCTTGGTTTTCATTTTGTTGGCGAAGGTGCTGGTTTCGGTCGTTTTCTCCAAGAAGCTGAGGATAGCGACTTTGATCGCTCCGATGTTATCGCAAAACTAAAGTCCGCTGCCAAGTCCGCTGAGGAAAAGGGTGAAGATAGTGCTGGTTTCGCTCTCGAAGACGAGAATGGCTCTATGGTCAAGGTGTGGGTTCCCGAAGACCAAGCTGACAGTTTTGCACAGGCTCTACAGACTGCGTTGGCTGGTGCTGATGAAGATGAAGACGATCAGAACGACTCCATCGAGATCGCAGAAGTTCTTTGGAAGCTGAGAAAGCAGTACGACATCGTTAACGTTGAGTGGGGCGATATTCCAGAAGACCAAGAAGAAGTTGTTGACACCGAAGCTGGTGCAGCTGCTCCTATGGATGCAGCAGGGGGTGAGACTGAGGCTGCTCCTGGTGGTGCTGAAGGTGTTGTTGACACTGGTGAAGAAGGCGGTGATATGACGGCCGAACCAGGTGAGGCTGCTGACCTTGGTGCTGAGCCTCCTGGTGAAGAAGCTGCTGCTTCTGCCCTAACACAGGTTATCGACATGATGAAGGCTGATGCGGAGGCACGTAAGGCTGAGGCTGAGGCACGTGCCGCTGAAGCTGCTTCTCGTACGGCTGCTGAAAAGGTCAAGCAGGAGGAAGAAGTGCTTGACATGGAAGCATACTACGATGACAAGAAGGAAGCCGAGAAGGAAGCCAAACAGATTGCCAAGCTAGCCAAATACAAGCATGATTTGGCTGCTGATGAAGGTGAAGGTCTAAGCTCTGAAGCTCCACCACCTGAGGCTGAATCTGAACCAAACATGGGTTTGGAGCCAGGACCAGAAGAAGCGGAGCCTGAGATGGAGGAAGTTCCTCGTCCACGCGCCGACCGTGCATATCACTCTGGTACTACCATTTCCAAGGGTGAACTAATGAATATGTTGCTAATGGCACTAAGGCGTCAGTAATGCTTGGATCATTTAAAGAATATCTACAGGAAGTAGAGCAAACGATCTCCTTTGATCCTGGGAAGGAAAGTCCAGAGGAGCTAGTTCGTCGTGCGAAGCAAACATACAGGATGTCTGCTAATCAACCAGCACGTGCCATTCGTTCTCGCCAACAAGATATTGCGAGCCAAGAAAAAGCTATTAAGGCTCAACCAGATGATCCTTTGGCTGCCGACCGCTTGGCTATCAAGAAGATGGAAGAACGTATTGCTCGCATGAAAATGGCTTTGTCGCGCAAAGAAGAAATGGCGCAAAAGAGACAAGCATCAGCAACCGCAGCAGGGGCATAATATGAAACTGTTCGAAGTGATCTGTGAAGAATGTTGCGAAGAAGTTTACACTAACGAAGAGGGTGAAGTGCTTAGTGAAGCCGCTATTCGTCAGTTTAAAAGGGTGGGGACTGAATTAAAACGTCAATTCCGTTGCACTTCCGGACCAAAAAAAGGTAAGATAGTATCTACCCCACAAGCATGCGCAAAACGCAAGGACCCTAAGAAGCGCCGTCATGGAAAGAAAGTCAATCGCGCTCGTAAAGGGGTACGCGTAATGAAAACAAGAATTGCCAAAAAGCAACAAGGCTCCAAACTTGTGACCCGCATGAATCGCAGGCTCGCAGGAAAATAAACCAGTAAATACTGCATGTTTGTTCATTCCAACACTCCTGAAATTGAGGAGCTGACAGATAAAATCACCAACGGACAGCGTTGGTACACTACCCGCTCGGGAGTCAAATATCCTTCCGTCACTACTATTCTTGGTGCCAAGGAAAAGCCTTGGCTGAACGAATGGCGAACCATGCTTGGACCCAAGAAAGCTGAGAAGGAAACCAAACGCTGTGCAGATCGAGGAACAGCTGTCCACAAAATGGCTGAAGACTATCTTAACAACCTTGAGAACCCAGCAAAGGGACACGAACAGCCAAATGTCAAGCTGTTCAATCAGCTAAAGTTCCGTCTTAATAAGATCGACAACATTCGTGCACAGGAAGTACCACTATACAGCGACATCTTGAAGATTGCCGGTCGTGTTGACTGCGTTGGTGAATATGATGGTGTTCTTTCAATCATCGATTTCAAAACCTCGAACAATAACAAAGATGAAAGCATGATTGAAGATTACTTCCTGCAGTGTACAGCGTATGCAATCATGTACGAAGAGCTGTATGGTGAGTTCATTGAGGACATCGTTGTATTGATTGCAGTTGAGAAAGGTATGATGCCTTTGGTATTCAAGCGCAAAATTGACGATTATGTCGTACCTTTAGTAGAACGCATAAATATGTTTTACGAGAAGCAGAAAGGGAAGTCATGAACGAATTTGAGAACATTGATCATCTAAATCAAGTCTTTAGTGCAGGGCAGTTTTCCTTGCCTGAATCGATCGTCGTTTCGGGGCTTTCGTATCGCCTGCACAATTCTCTTTCCCACCCAATCCCCGATATGGTAAAACAGGGCAAAAAAGATTTCGTTATCTACTCTCTGGACCCTGCTTCCAAGCGCAGCGAAACTTGGCAATCATTATCACAGCAGCCCGTTGAACAGCGTCCTGTTAATGAGTGGATCGTTTTGATTTGGGCTATCGACCGAACATTATCGATTCGTCCAGCCCGAGTTGCATCAACAACACCTGCTCGTGCCAAAACTGACATGGACACAGCCACAAACACACTCGGTGAAGCCGAAGGTGCAAATGTTATCCCCGATCATGTTGACATCAGATTCCTACAGTTCAACAGACAGGCTCCTGGTAAAGTTGATACGGGTGCAAATCTTTCTTCGTTGCATTGTGAAGAGTGGCGCGTTATTCCAGGTAAGAATATGGTGGAGTTCCGTTCGAGCCTACTTTCAGACAACACCATTCGAACGGAGCTTCACGACCAAGTTGCTATTCAGACGTCCGAAGGCTCCGAGTACCGACCAGTTATTTCTCTCAACGTTGCAATCGCTGGTAAGCAGATGCAGAACTGCAAGTTCAACCTAAACGATCGCTCTCAAATGCAAGACAAAATTCTTGTTGGACAGAATATTCTCGAACAGGGTAAGTTCCTTGTTGATCCTAACAAGCAACATGATCGCTTTGAGAGTGTTGATTGGAACGCATTGCAAGAACAGTTTAAAGATATTTCAATCGTCGAAGAGTCGGTTGAAGATAAGCGACAGAAGACAGATGAACTGTATAAGCTGTTGCTCAATAGTGATGTTTCAATGGCAGACCTTGTTCGCCATATCAAAACTATTGCGTACGACACACTTGAAGAAACAGACACATACTAAGGAGCAGTAATGGTAAAGTCTCCATTCTACGTGGTACAGAACTTTCTGTCGCCACTTCTTTGCGAACAGATCGCAGATGACCTGAACTTCATTTTCCCCGACAAAAATCCAGATGGAACACCAATCAAATCGATGCGTTCCCACGAAAGATCCGAAGAGATAATCTTCCAGCATCTGCAGCGTCAAATCCCAAAGATTGAGGAACACTACAGCATCGACTACAAAGGTACTACAACGATGATGTTTGAGTGGTATCCACAAGGATGTGAAGGTGAAAAACCTCACTGTGAAAACAGCGATTACTCAGGCAAGACTTGGGTGCGTTGTCGGAATCGTGATCTAACTGGTATCGTTTTCTTCTGCGACTATCAAGACGAGATACCGTTTGACGGAGACTTCGAAGTGTATGGTGGCAAAGTTGAGTTTCCTCAGCACCGCTTTGGATTTAATCCCCAGCGTTGTACGTTGGTTATATTTCCAAGTGACCCCCACTTTGTAAACGGAACCACACCAATACGAGCAGGTGACCTTTTACAGGTTCGTTTTCACATTGTGGCGAACGAGCCATTTTTATACGACCCTCAAGAGTTTCCAGGCGATTACACGAAGTGGTTTGAACAGCTTGTATAGTTGACTTTTCAACCGAAAGGTCGTATCATTATACAATGAGGTTCTCAACGATCGGCGTCATTTTTGCCATAATTTTTCTTGACCTTTTCCTTGCATACAGGATGGGGTTCAACGTTGGTCGCTCACAAACACTTCCACTTCCGCCTGTTTATGAGCCTAGACCGTTCAATCGACACGAGTCCCCTCGTCCATTGCCAAAACGACAGTTTAGCGCTTCCTATACATTCTCTGAAAAGGACCAAAAGTGTCTTGCGCTGAACATTTATTGGGAAGCTCGTGACCAGGATCTGGAAGGCAAAATCGCGATAGGTTTGGTCACCTTACAGAGGGTACACTCTAAGTACTATCCGAATACCGTTTGTGGTGTCGTGTGGCAGAAGAACAAAGACAAGAAGACTGGACGCTACGTTGCGCAGTTCTCTTGGACGCTTGACGGACGATCCGATAAACCCAAAAACCCGATTGCTTGGCAGCGAGCCAAACTCATTGCGAGTTTCTTTGCAAGCAATCCACACTTAGAAGATTTGACAAAGGGTGCTTACCTGTATCATGCAGAGTACGTTAAGCCCTATTGGAAAAAGCATTACCAGCTGACCGCAAAGATTGGTAATCACCTATTTTACAAATAACCCTTGCCTTCCTCAGGCAGACCCTGTAAAGTAGCACTACAACTATAATAAAGGAGAAAAGTATGTCCCTACCTAGCAATCCAAATGATCGTCAGAAACTCAAGTTGGCTATTGGTGAAATCACCAAGTGTCTGCTTCGCATTGATAGCGAGCGCGAAGCAATGAAGGAAATCATCTCTGACGCCTCCACCAAATACGGTGTTGACAAGAAGATGATCCGCAAGATCGCCACAACCATGTACAAGCACAACTACGCAGATGTTCAGGCTGAAAACGAAGAGTTTGAAACCCTGTACGAGACTCTTGTTGAAGGTCGTACCGACGAAGACGAGGCTGCTGCGTAATGAGCTATATCTCGGCTGCTCGCAAGGGCAACGATGTTGTAGTATGGGAACGTACGGAGGACGGTGAACGTGTGATGAACACTCACCGTGCTCCGTTCTATTTCTTTACGAAAGATCCCAAAGGCAAGTACGAAAGCATATATGGCGATAAGCTAACTCGCCATGACTTTTCGACAGGTGACGAGTTCAATGCCGCTCGCAGCGAGTGTCGCGGTATGGGCATGGAGATGTTTGAATCTGACTTGCCACCCGAACTCAAGTATCTGTCAGAAAAGTACTATCAGGTTCCTGCTCCATTGCTTCACATGACATTCCTCGATATCGAGGTTGATTATGACCCGAAGCTTGGATTCTCTAGCGTAGACAATCCTTACGCACCGATTAACTCAATCGCACTGTACCATCAGTGGGAACATCGCATGGTAATATATGCAGTGCCTCCTGAAGGTCAGAGTTGGACTGAAAAGAAACTCTACGACGAGATGAACGAGATTGAGGCGTTCCCCGAGGACGTGGAGATTGAGGTTTATCTGTGCGAGAACGAAAAAGAGATTCTGTTAAGCATCTTGGGTGAGATTGAGGACTCTGATCTGGTCGCAGGTTGGAACAGCGACTTCTTTGATATTCCATACATTGCGAAGCGTCTTGAGAAGATGCTTGGCATGAAATACTTCGACATGCTTTCATTTCCTTTTGCGGGACGTCCAAAGTATCGCGAAGTTGAGATGTTTGGTAACATCAACACAACAATCGATTTACAGGGTCGCATCAGTTGCGACTATCTGGCTCTGTTCAAGAAATACGAAATGGCAGAGCGACCATCATATAAGTTGGAATCAATAGCAAACGAGATTCTCCCTGACCTTCCAAAGTTGGAGTACGAAGGTACTTTGGCTGGATTGTACAGAGACAACTTTGCTTGGTTCTGTCGATACAACCTTCGTGATACGGAGGTTCTAAAGGGGTTCGAAGAGAAGCTTGGATACGTTGCTCTGGCGAATGAAATGTATCACCTGTCTACGGGGTTGTGGAAACACGTCACTGGCACACTGAAACTGGCTGAGCTTGCCATCAACAACTACATCGTTCACGAGAAAGAATTGCGCTTTCCTGACATGGGTGATCCTGAGCAAGGTAGCATCGCTGGTGCATTTGTTCTCGAACCAAAGACAGGCATGCACAATTGGATTGGATCAATCGATATCAACTCACTGTATCCCTCTGCTATTCGCTCCATCAATATCAGTCCTGAAACACTCGTAGGACAATTTGAGGACTGTGGTAAGGCAGCAGAGAATATTGCAAAGGGTACAATGGTATCCTTGACGTTGACCTACGAAGATAGTTCAGAAGAAGAACACACAGCAGATCAGTGGCGGCAAATCCTGTGGGATCGTAAGTGGTCGATCAGTGGATTTGGTACTGTGTTCTCGCAGGAACGAAAAGGCATCATACCAGCGATCCTTGAAGACTGGTACGCAACACGTAAGAAGTATCAGGCGCTGAAGGCGAAAGCAGAAGATAAGGGCAAGAAGTCCTACTACGACCGTCTGCAGTATGTGTACAAGATCAAACTGAACAGCTTGTACGGTGCTCTCAATAACGCATACTTTAGATATTCTGATTTGCGTATGGGCGAAAGCACAACTGGTACAGGTCGTGCAATCCTTCGACACCAATGTGCAAAGACAAACGAAGTGATGACTGGCGTGTACGATGCGGCTGGTGAGGCTGTGCTGTACGGTGATACAGACTCCACATACTTTGCTTTGTTTGCAGAGAATGAGGAAGAAGCAGTCCTAATCGCTGACACTGCGGCTTCAAAGGTCAACGATTCGTTCCCTGAACTGATGCGTGAGACATTCTTGTGTCAGCCAGACTTTGAGAACCTTATCCAGTCTGGTCGAGAGATCGTCGCTTCTCGTGGCATATTCGTTGAAAAGAAACGCTACATTCTTCGTGTCATCGACAACGAAGGTGAGAAGGTTGACAAGCTCAAGGTTATGGGGTTAGACACAAAGAAGACCACGATTCCACCTGCTGTTGGCAAGAAGCTGAACGAATACGTCGGTCGATTGCTGAAAGGCGAAGAGTGGGATGACATTGCTCGCGACATCGTTGACTTCAAGCACTACATTGAAACAACTGACGATGTGATGGCAATTGGACTTCCAAAAGGGGTTAACAAGGTCGAGGAGTACACAATTAACCTCAACCGAGACGAGAACACTCGATTGCCTGGGCACGTTGCTGCTGCGATCCACTACAACAAGATGATCGAGAAGTACGAGGACAAAGCAAGTGGCTCAATTACTTCTGGCATGAAAATCAAAGTCTTCTATCTGACGCAGAAGTATGGTAAGTTCAAGAGCATTGCACTTCCAACAGACCTGAACAGCGTTCCAGATTGGTTCCTGAATAACTTCACGATCAATCGTCAAATGCACATACAGCGACTTGTTGACAATCCCCTTGGCAACATTATCAAGGCTATTGGTAAAGACGTACCAACAGCACAATCCCTCGTTGTGGATAACTTACTGGGCTTCTAATGGTTGACGAATATCAAAAAGTGGCAGCGATCGTTTGTAACGACATGAAGGTTCTTGGAGCACTGACTGAACGCCAGGACGTTGATGAAGATTTCCTCCGAAAGAGCATTCTAATGATGGTCGAGAAAATGGAAGAGGCTATCAACGATCCTCGCATCAGGGACATGCGTTACAGTGCCATGTGTGCACTTGCATTGGTTGTACGAGATAAAGAATGATCTACACATCCAACTACGCTCGCAAGGGTGCAGATGAAAATGCATTTGGTATTAGCATTGCGGTTCCAAACTGGTTTGATGGTCGCAGGCTCTCTCAACTTGCGCCGACTTGGGAGTTAGTGTGTGGCATCCAACAGGGCGATATTGACAACGACACTTATAGAAGAAAATACATCGAACTTCTGGAAAGTCGGCGATCAAACAAGCTAAACCTTGACTATTTGCTCAGTTCCCTTCCTTCCCCCTCATATTTGCTGTGCTACGAAGCTCCTGGCGAATTTTGCCACAGACGTGTATTCGCTGAATGGGTCGAAGAAAAATGTGGGTTGGTTATTCCTGAATGGAAGAACCCAAAAGAAGAGGAAGAAACCAAACAAAGGGAAGTGGTTGACAATCTATTTGATTTCTAGTATAATGAACACAAACAATAATAAGAGAGAATAATAATGAAATTATCTTCTGACACCCTAGCATTTATTCAGACCGTTGTTGAGACAGCACATCTTGTTGATATCGACAATGTTATTATCGATAGCGAGTCTCTTCGAGGACTTTCGGAAGGCAGCACTGTTGTTCTTCTCGAGAAGAACGTTCCCAACCTTGAGTTCGAGGCTATTGGCCTCAACCGCACGGATGTGTTCCAACAGAGGTTGAATGTCGTTCGCGAGCTTGACAATTTCACAGTCGATGCTGTCGTTGACGATGAGAAAGGGTTTGTTCGGTCCCTGACAATGAAAGCGAAGGGCACAAAGGTTGATTATCGATGTGCAAACCCAACAACAATTCGTGCTCCTCGTATACTTCACGACGAGATGCTTGCACGAGTTGTAGTGAACGCTGATGCAGTTAGGATGCTGCAGAAGGGTGCTTCCGCCATGGGTTCTGACGCCGTCAGTTTTACCAGCGATGCTGATGGGGTTTCGTTTGCTTTGGTTGATCTCAACCAAGACACGTTTGAGCATGCATTTGCAGAGCATGCGGAGCCTCTGAAAGAGGGTACCCCCGCCAATTTTTCTCATAAGTACCCCGTAAAGACAGTGTTAGCACTGCTCAAACACTCCTCGAGTGATCTCACATTCTTCGAGGTTGGAGTGAAGGGAACGCTTCGAGTCAAGGTAAATGGATTGGGTGTATACGTAATCCCAATGGTGTAACATGGCTACGGTTCGGTCAAAGTGCTCCGAAGACCCAACAAAGGATTGTCCGTACGAAATCTACATAACGGGTCCTGGTGTCGTGTCGTGCAACTCTGAAAGCATATTCAAATGTTGTAAAGGACAGCGACAACTAAAAGCACTAAAAGAGATACACGACCGTCTCGTTGAGGAAAGAAAATGTTCGGATTCAAAACCAAAAATCAAATAAAAAAGGAACTGCTCGAAGAGATTCGAGCAGAAGAAAAACAACGACGAGAAGAAATTCAGGCGGCTGAGAAACGTGCAAGGGATGAAGAGCGTGGTCGACGTGAAGCCGAAGAAAAGGCTCGCGAAGAAGAAGCTGCACTAATGAAAGCCTCCGAAGAACCTTGGGTTGATATCAAGGGAATCGTTGAGGACCCCGAGAAGGGTATCAAAATTGAGCTTGACTGGAACGACGCATTCGTTAAGTTCCTCCGCGAAAACGGATACACCGGTACCGACGATGAAACCGTGATCCAACGATACGTCGCTGTACTTGCCAAGCAAGTTGCAGGTGACATGGCAGAAGATCAAATAAACGAACACGAATGAAATACTTAGTTTTCGACATCTCTAACGTCCTGTACCGTACGTTCTTTGCCAACAAGCAACATGACGTTGACACAAGTACTGGGCTCGCTCACCACACTGCTCTGATGAGCATGAACAAATTCTTCAAGAAGTTTCGTCCACACAAGGTTGTTATGGCATTTGACCGTAGCAGTTGGCGAAAGGAATACACCACATCCGAAGAAGCCCTCACCAGCAAAAAGTACAAGGGTAACCGTCGTCAGAAGATGACTCCAAAGGAACAGGAGAAGTTCGAACGCTTCTGTGAGCACATTAACGAATTCGAAGAAATCATGCGGACTCACACCAGCGTCATCTGTCTTGCCGGTGAGAACCTTGAGGCTGATGATCTGATTGCAGGGTTTGTTCAGGCATATGGTGAAGACGGTGAAGACGAAATTGTCATCGTCAGTCGTGACCGAGATCTGGCTCAGAATCTTGGAATGGGGAAGGATACCGTCTTCCCTAACGTCATCCAGTTCGATCCGTTCACTGGCGAAGAAATCACAATCGAAAGTGCTATCCGCGATTGTCTGAAAGACAAGAAGGGCAAGATCAATATTCCCGAAGAATACAAGTCCGTTGACTTCTTCCTGTGGTGCAAGAAGATTCGTGGTGACTCTGGTGATAATGTTCAGGCAGCTTTTCCAGGTGTCAAGTATCCACGCATCCTGAAGGCATATGACGACGACTATGAACGCAACAAGTTGCTCCATGAGACATGGAAGGACATCAAGAATGGACAGCCTGTAAATCGAAATGTCAAGCAGATGATGGAAGAAGGTGATCTGCTGATGAACCTACGTAGTCAGCCCGAATACATTCGCACGAGAATGTTCACTGAAATTCTCAATGAAACAGAGAATCCAGGCAAGTTCAGCTACTTCGAGTTTATGAAGTTTCTCGGCAAGTACCAGATGAAAGACATTGCTGGTAACCTCGAAAACTTCGTGGACCTGCTTAGCCGTTAACCACCGTTGGGCGTATCGTCATTTTTGACTTTACGCTCTTCTTCGCCAGGCTGCTTGTTCCAGTGGCTGAAACCATTCCACTTACGCCCCGCATTACTGTAAAATGCAAACACCGCAGCGGCTAATGCAAACAGTGCGGACAACAGTGCGGTATGTTGTGTAGTTGGAGCCTGAATAATGCATTCAGTTACTTTGCCACCATGCTCAACGCATCCCTCCAAAATATATGGGTGAAGATTCATATACCAACGAGTCACCTCGTAAACTCCATACCCAAATAGAATGACGACGGCACGAGGAATTAGGCGCCATGCGTCAATCCACTCTGCAATGGCTAAATGAAATTTGCGCCATGAGTCTATATCCATGATTTTATCCCTATTCATGCTCATCTCCGTATGAAATTTGTTCCAATAAATATATTTATTGGTCAGGAGAAAACATGCCAGGAGCTCAACGCAGAACAGACGCAAATAGTGCGGGTGGTGCGATTTATAACACCCCAAATGCAACAAATGATGCGCTAAATAACACAGTGTTTGCTAACACACTATTGGTTGCCGTAAATGGATCTATTGGCACTGCTGACAGTTCATGCAGTGGTGGAAATATCCACTGTGCCGGAAATTGGCAGACGCAGCAGGGGTGTCCTACTGTTTTTGTTGAGGGGACGCCTGGAAACTTTACTGGTAATGTTGATACATGTGGACACACCCGTGTCGGTGGTTCCAGCAACGTATTCATGTGTGCGGGTGGTGCGGGGGCTCTTGCCGACAGCAATCCTCCTATGAACTCGTATGGCAGTGGTGATGGTGCAACTGGTGGTGCTCCAGCTAATGCCAACACAGTTCAAACCGTAGAAAATTATACGATTGCTGATGTGCATGCAGTAGCCAACAATGATGATCCGGATGATCCAAACACATTAGGCTCTCCTGCTAACCCACCACCTAATACACAACCACGTCCAGTTGAAACACTTGCAACGGATAGCACTACGGTCTCAAATACACCGACAGTATACACGTGCTCTGTAATCGATGCGTTACCATCTAATTTTAACTGGTCGGCACATCCCACTGGTTCTCCGCAACCACCAGATTTTGCTACTTGGGCTCGGAATCCAGCTACTTGGCCAGAAGTTCAGCTATCAGCTAACTTCACGCTTGCCGACCTAACTGTAGATGCTTTTGTCAGCAGTTATGAGTTTACAAATTCAGTGACACAAGCCAGTGGCTTAACACAAAAAGAAATTCTACAAAATCTTTGCTATTTGGCTAACACTGTTTTAGAACCACTATGGGCATTGTATAATGCTGGTGATCCGGATGGCTATGGATTGTATTCAGGAACAGTTCCAAGAACGCATACTATGGTAATCACATCTGGTTGGAGATCCGGTTCTGGTGCTAGTCAGCACGACCTAGGACAAGCAGTGGATGTTCAGTTCCTTGACATTCATGGCACAGCATCAACTGGTGACACATATTACTCTCGTGCTCAGTACATTCGTGACAATATCAAATTTGATCAATTGATCCTTGAGTGGTATGCCCGAAATCCTTGGATTCATATCAGCACCAACTCTGTTAGCCTGCGGAACAATGTTTTGACCCAAACTGCATCCAATTCCTATACTTCCGGCTTGATTAAGCTGGGATAAATGGGAACCCCTCATTTTTGCCCTCTAAATATTAGTGAACAAAAACAATTAAGTGCAACTTTAAGGAGACAAAAATGTCAGAAGCAATTAATGTAATCAAAGGACGGTATCCCCACGTTGGGTGGCTGGATCTAGAAGGCCAGGGCATTCTCACTGAGGTTGCCGTTGTTAAAGACAGCAATCAGGGTATCGCTTTCATTCGTTTGGATCATCTTGACATGATCGACAAGCAGCGCCTGTTCCGCGTTATTTCAAATCGCAATGCCCACATGTATGAGCTTTGGGATTTGATGAGCAACGTTACACTTGGTAATGGTGCAAACGCTCTGGATTACTTCCACCAGTATGTGAAGGTCCTGACACCTATGGGCAAGGTTATCAACCCTCAGATGGGTCGTATTGGTGCACAGGCACCACGTGTTGCTCCACGGAAGACCACTTCAAAGAAGAAGACATCAGAGTAAAAGGAACGTACAAGGAATGAGGAAGTGGGCTTTAAGCCTGCTTCCTCAACTGTACTCTTTCTTCATATTTGAGCTCAATAAGCTCATCCATCAGCCCTTGTGGGCTAACATGCAGGGATGGTAGTTCATACATCTTTGCAACAAACTCCGAACAAATTTCCCCCCTAAAATTTTTCCTTGGAAGCTGAACATCAAAGTATTTAAGGAAAGCTTCGACAATGCCAACGTACACCGCTTCCATCCATGCATATGGAACCTGGCTAATGCGTGACAATGCATCCTTGAGAACCAACCCCCAAGGTTTTGGAGCCTTGATGACATCAAGTTCCTGATCACTATACATGCTCATGTTCACAATACGACGACTAGCACCACCCTGTGCTTCAACCATCATAAGACGTCTTACTGAAGCAGTTTCCATCCAGAATGCTATACCAACATGAGAGTAAACTGATTTGGTGAAGATGCGAATAATCCACGCAGTGGTTGAAGGACGATTTCGAACAAAAATGATATCACCGTCCTGAATATGGCGATGAAATTCATCGTAAGAATATACGACAGGTACATCCATGTTGACCTCCTATGTCAATACGGATATTTATGTAGAACGAGCAACCGAAACAGTCAATGTGTAGGTAATAGCCAATGTTCTATTAGCAGATTTCAACACCGGCGAAAAGATGATATGTGTTAGCAAACGCTCACGCTCCGTGGTAAAATCAACAGCGTTATTCTGAACACCAGCATCGGTACCAGCAACAGGAACATTATTTGTTTCTGGTGCAGGCTGATTAAGGTAACTAGGATCAAACAAGAGTGGAGCACTACCTGCATTCTTGATTGTAATTGTTGCTGTGCTACCAACTGCATTTGTAGTGAACTGTAGGAAGCCAAATGTGTTAACGGGTGGAATAACATCGTTGTTTGTAATCGATGCGACAACACCAGAAGGACCACTTGGCAGAACGCTATTCAATGCAGTAACAAGATCAGCATACGTAACCTCGCGGCGAGCAGGGGAACTATCCAAGATGGCACCTGTGCCAACTGGTGTTACTCCCAGTGCAATATCACCACTACCAGCATTATATGTGAAGTAGTATGTAGTGCCATCCTGCAATGGTGTTACATCCTGGGCAGTCTTATCACCAATGTCAATCTGGTGATAGGCATTGCTATCAGCTGCGCCAGCACCAGTTGTGTACAGACCTAGTTCATCAAACACAAAAGTACCATCTGTGTTCTCAACACCATCACCAGTTACACCAGGGTTAGGATCTAAGTCAGAGCTGAGCTGCCCAGTTGGTTCCGTTGGGTTGATTGTGGAGGAAACAACAACCTGCGAGATAACACCAAGCTCCTGACTTCTTACGCCAGGACCAGAAACATGCTCAACGGTTGCTGGATCACCAGAAGGATTAGAGCCACCACCTGGACGGGAAGTTGTTCCCGAAGAGCCTGGATCAATACCAATGTTGGAGTTGCTGTCATCGATGATCTCAGAATATGTCTCGTTGTACAAACGGGAGCGCCACTCCTGCAAATCGGGGGACAATCCATCATTTGGGGTCTTGAAAGTTACAAGACCGGTTGGATCAACGACAGTTCCACCGTTTCCATATGCGATGCGGTAGATGTAAAAATTGTGTTCATTGGAAAGAGCACGCGATATGACACGTGCCATATTTTGAGGATGCACCGCATTCTTCTTGTCCAAAAGGACGTTTCCTAGGTCGTCTTCGATATGAACGTGACCCTCAACAACGATTGGCAGGCTTTCTTTCATTTTAATTTAGCTCCTGGCTCTATTTTATCTATTTATGCTAGGGTATTACGCAGCTAAAGTCTTCACTGTAATCGAAATACTATCCGAACTTGCAACAGTATTGAGCACCAATTCTACAATATCACCTACTGCAATACTCACATCACCAGATGCGAGATTTCCCGTAATGCTGTCAGCCGCTGACATTAATTTACTCAAAGCTGGAATTGGGCTACCAACCACCCCCGTGAATAAAAATATTCCCTGTGAAACACCATTTACACGAAGATCTACAGCCAAGGTAGAAAGTGGTGAACCAGCTGCAGATGAAGGTCCTGTCTGTGCATCAATAGCACTACCAGCTAGATTTTGTGGCAGCAAAAATGCTCGAACTGCAGTCATTCGCATTATGGTACTACCATCAGATGGTGTCTGTAACGTACTACCTGAAAGATCGTAGTTATGATCAGCACCAGTTATGTACGTAATTGTATCAAAAAGCATTGTCTTTTCCTCCTTTAAACCCCACCAACAACTCTTGCATATCCCTTTTGAGCTGCTGAAAATAAAACTTTGATTGTGTTTGCATCCACAACAACAAAGTTGAGTGGGATGACTTTCTCCACAGTAGCAGGTGAACCATTATATGATAAAATGGCATCAATCGCAACATCAGTCGTACCCAACGAATGGGTAACTATCCACGTTGTGGATGGTGTTGATTGTGTATGATCGTATGCTGCTACCATTCTAAATCCTTAAACGACGTACACTCGCCCTGCTGTTGGTGTAGACCAAGTTATCGTAACTTGGCTTGGTGAATTGGCCACCACAGAAACCGGCATCATTTTGAGATCTGGACTACCGCCAGACCAACAGTCAACTACAGGTGCAATAGTACCCAACCGATGTTTGACAACCCAGGTTGTTGCAGATGCAAAAGTTTCACTGTATGCTTTTGTGAGAGTAATTTGTGGCATTACACTAACCTTACTGTACCTATCTGCGGTGTACTAAACGTTATTGTTACCTGCATCAGACTATCGTGTACAATCGATGCTGGCTGTATTTCCTCATTTGTATCCAAGAATACGCGGACAATTGGATAGCGTCCTAGACCATGGCTGATCACCCAAGTATCTGATGCAACTGTGATTGTTTCCTCAAATGCAAACAACTGCGATTGGGGTTGTGTACCTTCAAATATCCCTCTCAGTACAATAGCACGCCCCGAAACTGCAGTGTCAAAATATATCTTCACAGTATTGTTATCAACCGGAACAATGTTTGTTGGGATAACCATCTTATTTGTATTATCATATACCTGAACTGCTGGAGTACCAGCAATCAAGGAATGAGACACGGTCCACACCGTAGATGCAACTGGTTGTGTATGTACATATGCACTTATTTCATTTGTGATTGGAACCCACGTTGCTATCTCTTGTGCAGGGCTACCATCAGCTGTGATAGTAACCGCAATCCACACACGGCTATTAAAGAATGCTAGACGACCTTGTTTAATTGCACCCACAGCAAAACTTGCAACAGCATCAGGGAACTGGCTGATACCTTCGGGCTGGAGAGCAGCTGCAATCATCTGCCCAACTTCTTTAAAATTTAGATCACCATATATATCCATCTTAATATTTATCCTATGCTAAGCCCACACCTGGGACTCCCATCACGACAATGACACAGTTGATTGCCTTGTTAAATGTGACAGTTAGTTGATTTGCGCTGTCTAATGTGACGCTCTGTGGGATAATCTGTGTGTACGTCATAGGACTACTGTCTTGCAGATATATCGTTGGGTTAACAAACTGCTGACCCAAATTGTGCGTAACTGTGTGGTTTGTGGCGGCACCGCCGTGTAGCGCTGAATCATAATTGAACTGCAATGGTTTGTTCTGATATGTAACAGGACTACCATCGGTTGCTACTACAACATCTCCAGGATTTGCTGGCGTTGCCAAAACATTATTTAAACCATCCAGAGATAGATCAACGTACAATCCTGTGGCATCTTGCACCAAGCCACCAGATGGAGTGAGTAGCAAGTGAAGCTGTGAACTTGTTAATGTTGAGCGTGTTGTACCATCAGTTGTCAGGATGATTGCCCCTGTTGTGCTATCATACAGATCAACACCTACCTGATCTGTTGGTAGTTCAACGATACCAGCACCAAGATTTACATTTAGGGTATTTCCACTGTAGGAAACACCAATACCTGCCTGAATGGAGCCTGGACCTGATATCTCAATCCAAGAAGCTGTTGTTCTATCATATGAATACGTGTGGTTTGCATGATAGGACAGACTATTGCTACATAGCACAGTTGTACCTGTAGGAATTTCATTACTAGGAGAACCAACTGGGGATGGTGAACCTACATTTGCTATACCCTCTGGACGAGTCCAAGCACCTAGTGTATATGGATTGGTTCCTGGTGAACCTGCAACACCAACATACTCAATCAAGTCATGGTTGTTGAATCCAAGTGCAGCAAGGGATGCATGAATATGCCCATGCTCTGCCGCAATGATAAAACGAGAACCTGCAGCCAGTACTCCAATGCGAGCCCATGTACCAACTAGTGGACTTCCAGGAGTATCATACTTATAAGTAAGAATATCTCCATCTACGATGTTTGTAACTGCTCCCCAAGTCTCTCCCTGTGTACCTCCCCACTTGATATATGTAACCGACTCACCCAAAGTTGTGATATCGGGGGTTGGTAGAGCTGAAACAACATCAACCAAATCAGGATCTTGGATTGGTGCCCTCCAACGAATGGCAGCAGCAATCTGGTCAACATAGTTTTTGTTGGTTGCATCTGTTGGGTTTGATGGTAAGTCTGGGAGAGTTATATGTGTGCCCGTTGACATTGTCAGGACACCGGTCATCGTGTCTCCTGCTTTTTCTACCCATATGTCCCCAGCACCACCCGCAACTAGACCTAAAGTAGTACGTTGGTCTGCAACTGTCGCATCATTAATGAGATCCCATCCAACGGGTGTAATGGCTCCCAGTGTAACATCTAACTGTTGCAGAGCATCAACTAGGGTTGTAAGTGGTGACCCAGCAATGTAATTGAACCCCGTAAAGACACTTGCATTAAAAGTACCATCAGCGTTAACATAACCCATCGAAGCTTCGAGGGTATCAAGCTCAAGTGTGGCAGCATTTAGTTCGGCAAGACTTGCAAACCGCTGCCAACCCGCTGGGGAACCTGCACCATAGAAGTAGTAAAAGTTGTCTGTTGTATTAAAGTAGACTCGGCCAGGTATCCCCACTGGAGCAGACGCAAGACGTTCTATGATGACATTTTGTAGCTCACCACTCCCAAGAACTTTAAACTGCAGATTACCATTTATCTTCATTAGAGGTTCTTATTTTATCCCATGCGACGAACACTTGTTGTCAACTGCTTAATTGCATTATTGAATGTCACAGGCTCTACGCGACACTTGCCAAGATCAAAATCTGCAATTGTACTTTTTGGAACATTCACAAACACAAATGTACCCTTATTGCCATTTCTCTCAATGTCAACCATCTCGATTCCCTGTATTTTTAGCACTGCGGCTAAAATTATATCCGTCGTCTTAAACTCTGTATGCATCACTTCAACCTGTTACAAAGAAAATTAAGTGTGCGGTGCCTGACATAGCAGCCGCAAACGTTATTTCAACATTGTTTGAATCAATAATGTTGACTGTATCTGGCAGAGTAAACTCACCAGTTTCATCATATACCTGAACAAGCACCTGCGTGCTATCCAAGCCATGATTGATAGACCATGTGCTAGTGGCAACCACTCGCTCATATAGGTAGCCAAGACCACCACCACTTCCACTGCCACTGCCACCGGTGACAACAATCCCCTTGGCAACAATTTCACCAGTATCTTTATCAATTTGTAGTGGTACCAAATTAGCCATAAGTAATCATTGGTTGTATGTCAATTAGGATTGTTGTATCACTTACAACATATCCTATTCTCTGGATAGAACCAGACTGTGGTGGTGTTGTTGTTAACTCACCCTGCACACCCACAAAAATAAATGTTCCTGGATCATCTGGCCAACTCCAGTTATCATCTGTTAGGTAACCTGATGTTACAAAAGTGTGGGTTTCTCCTGTAACATAACTTTCTGTTGAAACACCAACAGCAGGATATGGTCCTCGAGGTGCAGCTGATGCTGTTCCATTCTTTGCTAGTCCAATTTCTCCATCTACAGTTCCTCTGAATGCAACTGCATAGTGTTCAGCAATATTCTCAATGGCTTTGCCTTCAACTATTGCCTGTGCAATCTTGTATCCAGTAATATTTGAAAACTGTGAAAAGATTGGTGTTTCAGTTGTGATAAACTTACCTCGACCTCTTATGTCATAGCTCTTTATTGGCTGAATCTTGTTTTCATCATCATACAGAATGCGACCTGCATACACTGTGTCATTTAGCCCCACCTGTGTTCCCGTGGCATATGCATTGATTGTCAAACCATTCACTTGAGCCATAAAGACACGAATCTTCTCAACCCATCTGCTTCCTGACCACACTTTCATTATTGTGTAGGATGAGCGTGTATCGAACCAATGCTGATCAACACTTGGGCTTGCTGGTGTATTTGTCTGCACAAGAGGTTGGTACACTGTTGTTCCAAACGTGCGAACAGAGGTCATTGGATCGATGTCAATATATAGCCAATACTTGTTTGCAGAAGGAAGATTTGTCCAGGCTGGATTTACAAGCTTTGCCTCTTCCCAAAGATAATCTTTGTTAGGTCCATCAGCAAAGTTCAGAACGATTGGAGCCGTTTGTCCATCCAAAGAAATGGCAGTGTTCCCAGACACGAACTGCATCGCAATGGCGTGTGTTCTTACAATTCCTTGTCTAAAATTTATGCGTGCCATTTATCTCTCCACTGACCCTATATTTAGGTGGATGTTATGATAACAGTGAAAGGACCTCCGTCGTAGGCACCCAAGTCCCAATGACCCATATCCCATCCATGAAGGAAGTTGTAGTAAACGTCATTTATCTCAATAGAAGCAACTTCGCTAATACGAGATTCCAGGGCAAGTGACTGACCCTGATTGACACAAGCATCGGGCTCATCATACCCCCACTCGCGCACCGTCAAAGTGCCACCTGCACCTGCAGAGGAGACGATTGCCTCAAGTACATACACTCTCAAGATGTCTGGAGAGCCACCACTTGGAGCGGACAAGAACACAGTGTATTCGCCGTCATCGGCGGTGCCAGAAACTATAAACTTCACCCCATATTTCAGGATATCTGCCCAAGTGTTTGCACCCGTTATTGGAGTTGCAAGAACATTGCTTATCTCAAAGTATCGCAGCCCGGCATTGATTCTCAAAATAGCATTTGGAACAAGTGCGGCTGTCTGAAGTGTGTTCTCAAACTGTGTACCAAAACCACCACAATCGGCATTCTTGTCCACACCAATAGGTGATGGGAACACGAGTCCTGCTTTCAGTGTGTATGTATTTGTGTTGGCATCGTATGCGTATGCCGTGGAGTGGAAGATTGCACCAGCGATCGGAACTTGCTGTGCTGGTGAACCTGTACCAGGAATTGTGTCATCCACCCAAGCAGGAAGTGCCTCAGAAACGTATATACGGGTTGTCTTAACTGTACTTGTTTGATACTGATAATTTGCTGGATCCTCTGCAGCTGGGCTACCTGTCACTATGCCAGATCTAACTTTTACGATCTCTGATAGAATGGCTGTGTTTGTGACAGTGTATTCACTAAAGCCATTCTCATCCTTAACCAAAATTTTATCACCGATGGAAAAGTCTGCATCAAATGCACCATTGATTTCCCAATAGCCGCCAGATGCACTTGCCCCTGACACTTGGTAATTTGTCCAATTATCATTGAACATACGAGCCGCTTCTGTTTCTGTCCAACCCCATGCTGCTGGGTCCGCTGGAACACCAAGAGCCAACTGAAAGTCTTCTGTGATAGTAACATCGATGCAGTCTGTGTGGATATACTCCACCAAAACCTCAATCACCTTGGTGTGATAAGGCTTGATTTCTTCTACGTAGTTAACTAAACCAGAGACTGGATCAATACCATTAGTCATCGTAAAGTCCCTCTGTTTCTAGAATTCTAATACCATGTAGTGCAACATAAGATGTCTTCAATAGATCTTTGTACTGATGTTGAATTGGCAAGGCAGCTGTCAAAAGTGTTGAGAACCACATACGGTTGACATCTTCATAGCTAAAGGTGTTGTAGATCTCATCCATCATGTTTGCAATGGTTTGTGCATCAGTTGCATCCTGAGGTGTTAGAGACAATGGATCATATGTCTCAAAGAATGTGTTAATGTCAATAGGTGAAAAGTCATTTGCACCATCCTGCAAGTAAGCCAAAACAGCATTCCAACCATCTGTGCCATCACAGAAAGCTTGACCATCACTAAACCCTATACGAGTCGCTGTGTTATTTTCATCGTCATACAATTCCTTATCTAGCGATGGAACACGAACCGCTGTGCTACCTAGTGAAGCAATCGTTTGACCAATAATAGCCTCTGTCAGTGCATTCCACAAGACGCGATCTATTGTGAATGGCTGTTCTTGTCTGAATAGCTTCCACTCCTGGTGACGAACTTTCACGCTGTCTGGACCATACAACAAATCTGGTGTTGACAAGTTATCCCTGTATGTAAAGTCTCGAGTGAATCGTAATGTGTAACGATCATCTTCATTGACGTAATTGCTCAAACCACGAACAACGCACTGAGTGTACTGGCGTGGTATGTGAGTTACATCAGGTGAACCTGTTGTGTTAAACTTCTGCACAATTGCATAAGGAATTGGCACACTATCCAACTGCTGCTCTGCTTCAACCATTGTAACGGACTTGTTCCTGTACGTTTGACGAACTGTCTTGCTACCAACCCAGAAGTAATACAGAGTTGTTGGCTCACCATTCACAACCTTTTGCTCTATGGTGTATGGTGTGTCAACTTTGAAGTTCACATTATCTATATCAGCTGCTGTTGGATAGTACTTCACAACATGAATGTGGTCTTCATCTGCAAAGCTTGACAGTGCTGTATCAATAGCAGCTGAGCTTGTGTAAGATGCAACCTCCACGCCATTCTGATAAAGAGTTGCTGGACGTGTAGAAGAAATTGTAAACGAAGGAGCCACATAGAACAAGCGACTTGGATAGTATGCAACCTCGTATGGGTACTCGGACCAAGCAATTGGAGAACCTCCATCGCCCTCATACACAACTTCACGAACACGGCCATTAACACGGTCACGCTCATCGATTGTGATGTCACCTTCCTGCTCCTCTGCCAGTGCATTGTACTCGCTTGGTGGAACTGTAGACTCTGTCCACTGGTACATATCGTAACTTGCAAAGTCAGCAAGGTTACCCCAACGGCGTAGGCGGTCATATATGTCAGGGAAGACTTGTATGTCAGAGTATGGAACGTACGCCAAGTGGCTAGTATCCAGCCAAGTTGTGTTAACAACATTGCTACCATAAGGATAATCTATTGGAGAACCAACTGCCAACTGTGCAGGATCTTCACTGTTGCTGTACCCATAGTTGATCAAGGCTGGATCACCATCACCCTGGATATCAACCAAATGGAATGCCTGGTAGTAGTGATGTCCTCGAGCTGGATCCCAAAGCACAACTGGTGATACAGTTAAGTCATCTACCGCATCACGTATCTTAATTGGATTGTGACGCTGGTGTGCAGGATTGATCGTGTAAATCTTCAGATCTGTCAAGTGTGCTGGATTGCTTGTGAACTTAACCAGACGAGAGTTAATAATTGTGTAGTCAACACCCTCCACAAGTCGTATTGTACCTTCAGGACTTGCACCATAGTATGTAACAACAATCGTATCCATTACTTCATTTGTACGGTAGTAGTACTCTGCTGGGCTCCCAACTGCGTCTATTGTTGGACTCGTATCAACGGAGGTTGCCTCTGCATTAAAGTACATGTTACCATTAGCATCGAAGAATGCTTTCTGTTCTGGATAGTGGTACCAACGTGTGTCATCAATACTGGTGATGCCTATAAACCCTGTGTCTGCAACTTCATTTGGATCTAGGAACTCAATGCGGAACTCTTTTAGATCTCCATCAGAACCAAATAGGTTTAGCTCTGGTAAAGAGTATTCATCAGTGCTACCAAAGTCTGCAACCTTACGAGCCCAGTATTCATCAATCTTTGCATCGACAAAGCGACGTGAGTTAATGAATGCCTTCACAGAGTTTACAGAGCCCTTCTGCTGAATCATTCCACGCCAGAAAATAAACTGTGACTTAGGGTTGATGTTGATAGAGTTTAGATAATCCTTTGGACCATCATAGCCAAGAGCCTTACGTGCTTCTGCTGTAAGTAGGTTTGATTCAACTGTGCGATACGTGTCATATGCATAACGAAGGTCATCCACCTGTCCTTCAATGTTGCGTGAGAAGGAAGATGTACCAGTTGTGTTACGATTATCCACCAGCACAAAACCACCTAGGTTTGGTCTTAATGTAGTTTCATCACCACGATCCATCTGCACATCAAACCTGGAAGCATTTAGACCCAAGAATGAGTCATAGATAACATATCCAGAAGATGCATAGTCGCTGAACAGAATCACATGCTCGTAACCATCAATGTAGATGTGAGCACTTGTCAAATGCAGTGTGTTGTATGGTGCAAGATCTGCAGACACAAATGGTGAAACATCATTTGCAATATCACCTGCAATCTTAATCTGCGTAAGTTTATCCTGTCGCAGTGGTGTTATTTTGTCAAATGGCAACTGTCTGCCATACTGATCTAGCAGCAGGTGTTCTGACTTGATGTCTGCAAAAGGACCGCGCTCAAGATCAGACACAACGCCCTGTGGTGTATCGATCCACAAATTATACCTGAATGGGTTGACTTCAAAGGTTGGTGCTGTTGCAGCTGTGATTGCCTGCTGCATGTACACATCACCCGTGCCATTTGTTAGCATGTCAATTGCAACTGCATTGCGTGCATTGCGTGCTGTTATTGCTAGCTGGAATACACCAGAAGTATCTGTCTGGATCAGGTAGTACGTAACATTTGGTAATAGTGGTTCTGGAAGGACACCACCCGACTCAACCTTGACATTAACAGCCTGACCCGTAATCCATCCACCAGGAATCTGACCAGTGAAAGTGAAAGTATCGGTTGATGAATCTACTGCAATGCTATACTTATCTCGACGTGTTCTGTTACCTTCACGTGTAGAGTATGCCCAGTTGATTAGGCGTTCTTCTTCTAGCTGCCAGTTAACAACCATACCAGTATCAGCATCAATGTCTGTTGCATAGTGGTTAAATCTGAAATTGTCAACATCCGATGCATAAGCTGCATATCCATCGATGAATGAAATCAACTGCTGGAATCCAGTTATGCGTGCTGGTGGTAGAGCTATTAATACCAAACTCTTGTCTAGCTCTACGTGGTACCAAATAGCACTTGTTGTTGCTCCTTGCAGAGCTGTGAATGTTGAAGCAACCTGGAACACAGAATGTGTGCCTGTGCCAGGGCTCAAAATATCAATTACCGGACCACCCTTCTGTTCAGACAGCTTGAACTTGTTTGTTCCAACTTTGTTGACGTAGTATACAGTATTTGGCAACAATGGTGATGGCAAGAACTCAGTGGAGGATACATAAACTGCCTGTCCATCTTCCCAAGGCATGTTACGACCATGCACATCGCTTGTTGTGAAGATATCAGGTGAACTATCCACTGTAAAGTTATATGTCTGTGTGCCATAGTAAGGCATTGGACGACCATGCGTTGAGAAGGAGTTAACATCAAATATCCACTGGCTGCGTGTATCTTGCCCAATGAAGCTTGGAGCGGATTGAATGACTGCCACATTCAAAGCATCAATTTCATGGTTCTCAATGCCTGGTGAACGCTTTATAGTAATATCAAAATCTGTCTCTACCATATCAAACACATTGTTTGATATTAAGAATGAATCTGTGTCGATAACTGCTGAGAACTGGTATGCAAGATAAGTGTCCCAACCAGACCACATGTCACGGAAGTTGGATGCACTTGTATCGTAACCATTGAAACGGTTAAAGTTTGTATACCACTGCAGTGTTCCAGGAGCCTTGTATACTGTATTGTCAGGTAGTAGATCACCATGGAACAAAGTGTTTTGATGTGCATAAACCTTTTGTGCAACCTGATCAACGTTGAGGCAACCAACATAAATGAAGTCAACACCAAGAGTATAATGAATGAACCTTATTGGCTGAAGCCTAAACGCAACCTTCAATGTGTCATAAAGGTACTGCGATGCATTCTCCCATGTCCACTCAACCAGTCCAGCATCATCATAGTTATAGTCATCCTCCCTATTTGGAACATCCATGCTTGATGTCCACAAAGAGCGAACTGGTCTTGTTACTGGAATTACAGGTAGAACTGTTACAGGTGGTAACAGTGCATCACTCTCATATTCGTAACCCATTCCATCTGTCACAGTTGCATTATTCATGTTGACCGGGATGTAGTTGTAACCTGCAACTTCACCACCTGCACCTGTGCTTAGATCGCCATTTGGAAGCAACTCACCGGCTGGAATATCACCAGCTAGAATGGCATCCCACATTGCCTCAGACCAACGGCGGCCTGCTGTGGATGGATATGCAGTTGTCCAC